ACTACTACAACCACGCCTTCGGCCTGTCCTACCAGCACCGTCCGGGGAGCGACAAGACGTGGTTCCCCAAGGACATCAAGGCGACGATCTTCGACCTGGATGCCTACGTGGCTCAGCGGGCCAAGGTCAAGCCGAAGCCCGCACCCAAGCCCAAGCCGAAGCCGACCAAGAAGACGATCGCCCAGGTCGCCAAGGAGGTCATCGACGGCAAGTGGGGCAACGGAGACACCCGGATCAAGAAGTTGAAGAAGGCCGGGTACGATCCCAAGAAGGTTCAGACCAAGGTCAACCAGATCCTGGCGAAGAAGTAGGAGAGGAGGACAGACATGAAGAAGTGGGGACGCAAGTATTGGACCGACCTCGGCGAGCGCGTTGGCGCCTCGGCCGTGGGTGGAGCCCTGACCATGGTCACTGCCGACGCTGCGGGAGTCGCGGACTACTCGCAGCGGGCCTGGTGGGTCCTGGTCGGCATCCCGGCAGCCACCTCGCTGCTGAAGGGCCTCCTGGTCAACCTCGGCGGCGAGGAGCCGACGGCCTCGGTCGTCGACGTCACGTCCGAGTGACCGTCCAACGGGATCGAGGCTCTCAGAACGGCTTCTCGGGCTCCGCCACGACCACCACGTTGTCGTCGTGCTGGCCAGTGGCCGGGTTGTACCCCTCGCAAGTCACTACGACCAGGCGGTGCTTCCCGGTCTGGGAGAACAGACGCGGGGCCTCCTCGGCCAGCCGGGGCTTGCTGATCACCCGCACGGAAGTCACCCGATACCGGACCCCCGAAACCACGGCCAGCGAGCCTACCGGGGTGTGCTCCAAGTCGTCGAGTTCTCCCCCGCCGGAGTGCACCGTGTGCCCGGTGAGAAGGGTCACACCCTTCCGAGCCCCGGCCCGCTTCCCCCACCACCCGACGATAGACGGGTCGTCCGGCGGGACCAGCGCGTTCCCGTCCAGGGAGATCTTGACGATGGGAGCGCGGAACTTCCAGAGGCGGAAGTCCTCCGGGACGACGGGAGCCGGTCGAGGGAGGGTCGGCTCGGCCGTCGCCACGGAGGACGTCTCCTGGGTGGGGAGAGGCTCCTGGACCACCGTCTGCGAAGTGCAGCCGGTCGCCGCCAGGGCAACGATGCAGACCAGGAGCCTCTTCATCACAGACCCGCTTTGACGATGGTCGGGACGTCAGGCGTCCGGACCGGCGGGGTCTTCTTCACCGGCGGCTCCTCCGTGGGAGGCTCCTCGGTCGGCGGGTTGTCGACCGGCGGCTCCTCCGTGGGAGGCTCCTCGACCGGCGGCTCCTCCGGCGGGCACTCCTTGCCGTCGTTGAAGGCGTAGTACGTCACTACCTCCGGAGTGCCGTCCTCGTGCCAGACAGTCTGCTCGTCGAACTGCGTCCAGCCCTCGGGAGCCTCCTCGGCGAGGATCCACGAAGCGGCCTCACGGTCACGGGACGGCTCGCCACCCTTGACGTAGAACTCCGTGTACCCCGGCTTGGCCTCGGTTTCGACGATCTTCACCGGGCCGGTCGGACGGTACTGGTGCACGTCCGTGTCGGCCGGGAGAACCGGCTCGGACAGAAGGCTGCTGGCCGTCGAAGTCCACTCGGTCCACGGACCGTACGAAGCGGGGACGGCCTCCGTGTCAACGACCTTGCGCTCGTCGATCTTGACCCAGCCGTCACCAGCCGGGGGAGAGGTGCGCCAGTCGCTCGTCTCCTTGGCGGTTCCGTCCAGCACCTGCCGGGTGTCGATCAACTCCGACTTCCGGTACTCGTAGTGCGTCGAGTGCTTGCGAACACCGCTGACGGTCGAGGAGTAGTCGCTGTGACCACCCGAACCGTCCGTGGCGCTCTCCTGGCCCCAGGCACCGGCGTGGCTGTTGGAGCCACCCCAGCCGTTCGACGAGTTGTAGATCTCGAAGGGGAAGGTGCCGGTGTCCTGCCAGTTGCCCCGGCTGTCCTTCTTCTGGGTGACACCCTTCACGTACTTCCGGTACATGTACTTGTTCTCGGTCTTGTACTTCTTGACCGTCCGCTCGTACCGGAACTCCTGGTGCGAGACCTCGTCCACCGCCGGGGTGAAGGTGCGGGTGCGCTCCTCCTGACCCCACTCCTGGTGCGAGACCTCGTCCACCGCCGGGATGTCCCGCAGGTAACGGAACTCCTGGTGGGAAGTCTCCTCGGTGGCCGGGACGGTGAGCGTCCAGGTCGTGGTCGTCGAGCAGTCCTCGCCGGTCGTCTGGCCGGTCTGGATCGCACCGGACGGAACGTCCTCCGGCGAGTCGACAACGATCGGGTTCTGCGGGCTGGTGCCCGGTCCCGGTTCGGCGTGAGCGGCCGAGAGGCCACCTGCTGCCAGAGCCGTGGTCGCCAGAGCGGCAACCATCATCTTGATCTTCACTTCGGTTCCTTCTTCCTTGATGAGGAGGTCAGCCGGTCGGCTGAGCCTCGTTGGTCTGCTCCGAGAGGAGCACCCCGAGTTCCTGGAACAGGCCCTCGACGAGGGTCCAGTTCTTGTGCGCAACAGCGCGGCGGATCACGCGCTCCAACGCCTTCTGTTCGGAGGCATTGGTGCGGGACTCCACGGGACGGCGGGCCATCAGACGAGACCCCACCAGGCGCAGATGACGAGCGAGAACATCACGCAGAAGATGAACCAGCACGTCCAGGCGAAGAAGTTGGCGAGCCGTTCGCCCCGAACGGTGAGCACCCACTTCTCTTCCTTCTGGGCCTTCTCCCAGTCGCTGTGTCCGGGAGGGTCGATCGCGTCCCGCTCGCGCTGGGTGGCCCGGCGCGAGCCGGTCTGCTTATTGCGGGCCGAGCGGCCTCCGCTCTGTCCGATAGCCATGTCAGACTCCCTGCTTCTTGACGGCCAGCGCGGTCTTGTGCAACTGCGCGGCGATGAAGTCGCGGTGCTCGACATAGCGCTGCATGTCGGTCAGCCCACGACGACGCTCGATGTTCTTCTTCTGCCACTCCCGGAGGTCCGTGAGGGCCTCGGCGACGGCTTCCTGGACGAGGGAGGTCGTCCGGCTCGTGAGGTCCATGTCGTTCCCGCCGAAGTGGACCCGGCGGGTCAACTTCCCGGGGATGTTCTCGGACTTGGCCGGGACTCCGGCAGCCTGGGCGATCTCCAGGGCTCCGGGAGCCGTGACGATGGAGTAGTTGCCCGGGAACTCGAGGAACTCGTAGTAGACGGTGTCGTCCGCGACCTCGTCCTCCTTCTCCTCGACCGGGGCCTCCTCGGGGCTGGCGCTCACCTGGTGAACGATCTGCCCGCTCGGCGAGAGGACGTGGTACGACCGTCCCGACTCGTCGCCGTACTTGACGGCGGTCTTCTTGCTGCCGTAGACGGTCTCCTCGCCGTCGACGACAAGGGTGTAGGACTTGCTGGCCATGGTGGTGTTCCTTCCGGTTCTCTTGATGGTCGTCAGCGGCAGAAGCCGTGGACGGTGAGGTTGTGGTTCTTGCCCTCGAAGATCTGCTCGAGAGCCTTGCCGACGAGCCGAGGCCCGCCGTAGGTCGGGGAGAAGGCTCCTGCCTTCGTGACGACGACGTGGCCGGGCATCTTACCCTCCATGTCGGCCGGGGCTGCGCCGGTCCAGCAGTCGTGCTTGGCGACCAGATCGCCGACAGAACCATTCACGGTGATGGCCGGGGTCTCCGGCGGGTCGACGTACTCCATCTCCACTGTCTGCTGGGTGAGAGCGGAGACCACCAGGAAGGAGGTCATGAATCCGACGACCATCGCGATCGTCTTCGTGAGGGAGCCGACCAGGTGCTGCTTGAAGGTCTGGGGCTGCTTCGTCTTGAACATGGTTCCTTCTTCCGGTTCCGTGAGTCCGGCGGACCCAACAGAATGAGCATAGCGGACGATTCCGCCGGACGCTAGTCTTTTCTGCATCTCTCCGAAGAAAGTTTCTCCGCCTTGCGAGCCCTCCACGATTCCACCCAGTCGGGGAAGTGGGCCGGGCACCAGGCTTCGCCCGTCTTCTGGAAGAACCAGCCGGACTTGGTCCGACCCCAGTAATGGTTCTTCACGGTCTCCGCGCACTCCGGTTCGGAGCACGGGATGTCTTCGACGTCGTACCGGGGCCAGGACGGGGTCACGGCCCGACCCGGAGGATCTCGGAGAGCGGGACCCGGACCGAGAACATGCCCTCCATGGACTCGAACTCGATGAACGCCTGCTCGTTGTTGGCCCCGGCCACCTTGGCCCGGAGGACGACGGCGTCACCCTCCTGGACCTCGGCGTACCTCTCGGCGCTCACGGCAGGTCCATCTCGTTGACAGCGTCCTCGAGGGACCGCTGCGCGTTGGCCAACCACTCCAACCACTCCGGGCCTTCGAGATCCTCAGAGCCGTTGCAAGAGCCGTCGCAGTAGACGGTCTCCCCCATGTGCTCGCCAGCCAGAGACTCGTGACCCTCACACTCGTCCTCCTCGGGCTCCTCGTCCTCCGGCTCCCAGTCGGCGAGTTCTTCTCCAGCCGAGCGGATCCTCTCAGCGCGCTCCTGGAGGTCGTAGTTGACCTCGTACATCTCGTTGGACTCGTACTCGTCGGCGACCTCCTCGCACGCGGAGACGACGTCGTCCCGAGCAGTCTCCAGGTCTTCGCGGGACCCCAAGGCCGAGAAGTCGATGTCGTCGATGACGCCGTAGATCGTGGCGACAGCGGAAGACTCGAGTTCGCTGCGAGTCGGGGTGCAAGCGTCCTTCATGCAACGGGTCTGCTCGTATCCCCTGAAGCCGACAGCGAAGGTGCGGCGACGGTCCTGACCCTTGACGATCGGGTCTCCGCACTTCCCGCAATTGAGGCCGCCCTTTCGGACGGGACCCTTGGTGTATACACGCGCAATACTCATGACGGTTCCTTCTTCCGGTTCGCTTCCCCTGAATGGTACTGCCGGGGAGGGAGGGGGAGGTCCCTCCCCGGCAGATGGGCGACTCAGCCGAAGACTTCGACGGCTTCCCTCATGTGCCAGAAGATCGCCTCGGCGTCTTCGGCGTCATCGCCGGTGGACCAACCGCCGTTGTCGGTGGTGAGCATCTCGACCAACTGGGCCGGTGTGCAGATGATCTCCATCTCCATCCCGGCGGGGGAGTGCCCCTTCGTCAACGAGACGATGACGCCGAACCGCTCGGCGATGGCGCGGGCCGTCGCCTCCTCGGTGGCTTCGGTGATGCACGATTCCATCTTGACCTTGATCTTCATTTCGGTTCCTTCGGTTCCGCCAGACCCCGGTTGGCCTGACAGGTAGAACGTTACCGGACGATCGTCCGGATTACTAGCGATCTCCAGAAAAACTTTTTCGGGGAACGAAGAAGCCCCGAGAGGAGGGATGGAAGTCCTCCTCTCGGGGCTGCTTTCTCAGACCTCCGCGAGCATCAACTCGAGTGCCCGAGTCTTGAACGACGGGTCCAGGATCGAGCGCTGAGCCCGGCTCAGGTCCTGGTCCGCGCCACGGGCCGGGGAGTAGTGGTCGGCCCACTCGGTCAGGGCGTTGTACCCGGCCCAAGCGGTCTCGCGGATTCCCTCCTGCGTCAGAGCGTCGGCGAACAGACCGTTCAGCTCATCGAGCCGCTTCTCGGAGCGAGTGATCGCGGCCTTGCCAGCGTCCTCGTCCGCACCGAACTCGGCCTCGATGATCTCCTCGAAGCGAGACTGGGTCATCGTGGTGTTGATGAGCCGGTTGGCCTCCTCCTGGAACGTCTCCAGGTACTTGAAGGAGATGTCCAGGGCCTCGCGAGCCTGGGCCACCATCTGCTTCTGCGCGCCGCTGGTGTGACGGATGCGGACCAGGCCACTCATCCCGGAGTGGACCGAGTTGAGGACGTTGGAGCAGGCGTACCGGATCGGCATCGCGGCAACGGTGAAGGACATCGAGCCGCCGTGGCCGTTGATGGCGAGCAGCGAGAGGTCGATCGGGTCGACCCCACCGATCTGGATGTGGCCGGGCATCTTCATGGAGAGGAAGACGACCTCACCGTTCTTGATCGACCCGGCGAGTTCGAAGTTCGCACCGGACTCCTCGACCAGGGTGTTGAGGAACGCCGCGTGGTCCTCGTTCTGGATGATCGAGTAGGACTCCGACACCGGGTACTTGCCCATGACCTGCGGCTGGCCGTTCTCCGGGTTGTCCCGAATGACGTCGAACATGCCCGGACGGGCGATCTTCTTGCCGTCGACGAAGGCGAAGGACGGGGTCTTGCGGATGTTCCAGCCACCCAGGTGCCCCTTCTCCATCGCCTCTTCGGCGGTGAAGGTTCCCTCGACGCGCTCGCCGAGCAGGTCGATGGGGGAGAGGTGGTTTGAGGAGACTGCGTACTTGCTCATGTCGGTTCCTTCCGGTTCGCGACCCCGGCGGTCGGGGCTACACGTACAACGATAGGGTACCGAGATCTAGAATACTAGCGATCGGCAGAAAAACTTTTTCTGGGTTACTGCCCCAGGTCCTTCTCGTTCCCGAGAACCGCACGCTGCCCAGCCTGATCTCCAGCGAGTTGACCTCCGTGCGAGTACCGAGAGACTTCGGCCCCGCCGTAGGTCCGGCCCGTGGATAGTACGAACTTCTCGTTCTCCTCGAACGCTTCCCGGACTTCCTTCTTCTTGTCCCGGAGAGCCAAGGCCCGGCTGTCGCTGTCGTCCTGAATCTCGATCCCGGCTTCCTTCAGCGCGGCGTTCTTCGCTTCCCGGAGACGGGCACGGGCACGGTTCACAAAACCTTGGTAGAAGTTCACCCGCCACAGACGGGCGTCCTCCACCGAGACCCACTTCTCCTCCATGACCGGGTTGCCGTCATCGTCCCGGACGATCTCGTTCCGGTACTTGGGCGGAGGGTACGACTTGACCCACTCGGTGTACCCGGTTCGGTCGCTGTACCTCGTCCGGTAGACCTGAGGGTCGGACCCGAGGGTCTCGAGTTCATCGTCCCGCTCGTCGTAGTAACACGACTGCGCCCAGGAGTCCGAGCCGTCGTGCTGACCCCAGGCCCGCTCGTCGTCCGGGATCTCCACCCGCTTCCGGAGCGGCTGCAGCCTCTTCTCGCCGTTGTCACCGTTCTTCAGGCCCCGGTCAGCCTCGGCGACCATCTGGGGTGCGAGAAGGGCGTAGAACCGCTCGGCCATGTCCAGGTCGGAGGGCATCCCGGTGCCGAACACGTAGGTGTTGGAGCCGGAGATCACGACCTCGATGTCGTTGGCGTCGCAGATGGCGATCATCAGGTCGACGAAGTGGGCGTTCTTGGACTTGCTGAGACCCTGCTGCCCGACCTTGAACGACCGGCGCTCCGGCTCCTCTACGCGCTCCCGCTTGGTGGTGTGAGCCCGCGCCACCGCAAGGTCGATCGAGTACGCCTGGGATAGCGTCATCGCCTTCTCCATGAAGGTCTCCCGCTCGGGGGATCCCTCCGGCGCGTTCTCTGCCTGGTTCAGGATCTTGCTGATCCGGTCCACCATCTTGCTCACTGCTCGGTTCCCTTCTTGCCGGAGACGAACGTCGCGACGTCGTCCCACCAGTTCTGGATGCCTGCGAGGATGTGCTTCTCCGTCGCCAAGGTGTACTCCTCGTCAGCCCACTTCTCGTCGTCCCGGAGGAGGTCGATCTCGTCCTGCACGATGCCCTGGAGGACGGTCGGCTCGAGCGCGTCCAACTCCCACGACTCGTCCAGTCCGGTCTCCTCCACGTACCGGGCGAACCGGGCGTCCGTCTGCTTGGCCGGGTTCGGCGGGGGAGCGTACTGCTGGATCTGGTCCAGGTTCAGAGCCACCCGCTTGACGCGCCAGGGGAGCATCGTCCCTCGACCGATCCCCTCCGAGTCGTTCCCCTTCTCTTCCATGTGCTCCAGCATCGAGTACCGGATGTCGCCTCGGGTCCAGGAACCCTTGCCCATGTGCAGTCCGGCCCAGTCCCGGGAGATGAACATCCGGAGCCGGTCCTCGATGTCGCGGGTCATGTCCAGGCCGCTCGGGTCGTGGTCCCCGACGTGAAGGATCGTGACCTGGCTCCCGGCCTCGATGTGCCAGCGGATCCGCTGCGCAGCCTCGTGCATCTCGGACATGGACGTGTAGCCCCGGCACGAGAAGTACGGGACGGAGTTGGCGGAGCAGACTCCCTCCACGACACCGATCGCGGCGTCCTTCTCCACCCAGACCTCGATGCGCTGGTGCTGGGGAGCCCACATGTCCCGGTGGTACCTCGCGGCGAGTTCCTTGACGGCCTCCTGGGGCCCACGGTAGGACTTCCAGGAGGTCAGGTTCCGGGTCCGGTCGATCAGGTAGTCCCAGTCCATCAACCCCAGCATGCGGGCGTCCCGGCAGATGTCCCCGAGCCGGTCGTACTCCCGCTGCTCGTTCGGGACGAGGCCCCGCGCCACGAACTGGTAGTACAACTGCCGCAGGGTCAGGACGAGACCCTGCTGAGCGTACTGCTCGCAGATCGCGTTCGCCTGGGCCATGACGGCCTTGCGTTCGGCCGAGACGTTCTTGCTCTCGTACTTTGTGACAGCCATGTCAGACCTCCAGCCACTCGTAGTCGGTGGAGAGGCGGACGTACTTCGCGCCACGGTAGTTGCCCGAGAAGCCGACGACGTACTCGGCACCGTCCTCCTTGGCGGCCTGAAGTGCGGCGATCATCTCGTCGATGCTCACGGCTGCTTCGTTGGCGCCGTACTCGACGCTTCCGGCGTTGATGCCGACAGTGGTTTCCATCATGGTAGGTTCCTTCGGTTCCGCCAGACCCCGGTTGGCCTGACAGGTAGAACGTTACCGGACGATCGTCCGGACTACTAGCGATCTCGAGAAAAACTTTTTCTAGGGTGCGTACATCCAGTCGTCGATGATCCTCTTCGCTTTCGGGATCGACGTCGTCCGTTCGATCAACTCACCCATGAACCAGATTTGGACGACTCCCTCGGGATGCGGTCCCCCGGCTCGGAGGACGTACCCTCGGTACTTCATCAGATCAGGTCCATGTCAGCGAGAGCCTGCCGGGGATCACCGATCTTGTACTCGATCCACTGGACGCAGAGCCCGGCGACCTGGAGAGCCTCGGCGATGAACTCCGGGCTGTCCGGGTCGCACTCGAACATCTCGGCCAACTCCTCCCGGACCAGGTGCATCCGGGTCAGGCCCTGGGCCGGGTTCTCGTCGCCACCACGAGTGACCTCGTAGTCACGGCGGAACGCCTTCTGGATCTCGGACGCCGTCCGGAGGTCGAGATTCACGTCCGTGTTCTCGAGCCACCTGACATCCGGCCCGATGCCGTCCGGCAGCGACCTCATCGCCTCGCCGTGCTTCGCGATCTGCCTCTTGCGTTCCTCGAAGACCATCTCCAGCACCGCGATGGTCTTGATCTGCCACTTCTCTCGTGCAAGCATTTCCGGTTCCTCTCGTCTGCTACTGCGCGACTTCGCGCTCGTTGATACCGTACCCGGTCGTCAGCCGAAACTGTCGTCCGTCGGCGATCTGGAGTGCGATGTGTAGGGCTGTGGGGTCGTCGGTCTTGCAACGGAACCGGACCTGGGCCATGATCCCGTTCACACCGGAGCCGTTGACTTCGGCTGGACAGCGTTCGACCATCTCGGAGACCAGGGTCGAAGGATCGGCGGTTTGGATCTGGACGAGGTAGGTGGATGTTCTGCGGAGGGTCGTCATGACCGGGTTCCCTTCTTGAAGAGCCGGTTGACCCTGGCTCGGTTGTTCTTGCTGGCTCGGTTGTAGGACGTGGACTTGGACGACACGCATGCGCTGCCGCCGTTCGGGCCGTAGATGATCGCGTGGCCTCTCTTCGAGACTCGGACACGGGCACCTTGCTCTTGGGCCCAGAGGATGAGACGGGTCGCTTCTCCGTCGAACTTGCGGAGATCTGCCCTCGTCACCAAGGGCAGATCTCCGCTGCGAGGGTTCGTCTCAGTTCCCGAACCGGAGGTTGTCGAACATCTCGGTGACGAAGGCCCGGACTGCGTCGTTCGCAGAACGACGGGAGTCGTTGCCTCGACCCGACCAGGTGTCATCCGATCCTCGGCAGAGGACGGACACGAGGTATTCCGTAGCCTTCTGCGGGTCGCTCGTGTTGCGGAGGACGTTCCGGTACTCGAACGCCACCTGGCAGACGGCCTCGGCGGATCGGACGTTCTGGGCCGCGCCGACGAGACGCTCCCCACCCTGGAACTCGCTCCCTGCGAACTCCGTGGCCATCTCGAGGAGATCGTTCTTCGCCTTGACGACTGGAGCCAGGATCTGCTCATCTGTGGTCTGGGCTGTGATCTGCTTGTACATGTCGGTTCCTTCGGTTCCGCCAGACCCCGGTTGGCCTGACAAGTAGAACGTTACCGGACGATCGTCCGGTTTACTAGCGTTCTCCAGAAAAACTTTTTCTGGGTTATCCGAGGAGGTGGTCCTGGACGATCGAGAGGGCCTGATGCCACTCTTCCGGATACCCCGTGTCTACCTCCCAGACCTTGACCCCGGCCTTGTTCATCTCCAGGGCCAGGTTGCGGGACCGGGTCGCGGTCGCCGCGACGAACTTCTCGTCCTGCTCGGCACCCCGCTCCTGGATCCGGAGGTCCTTGACCATGTCGTCCGTCGTCAAGTAGATCAAGAGAAGGTCCGTCGTCACGTCCAGGGCATAGAGGAACCGGCGCACCGCCAAGGTGGCTCCCTCGCCGACGAGGATGTCCGGCAACGACCCGTTAGCCAACCACTCCTCTCCGGGGATGTAGGAGACCCGGTCCAGCCCGTCCGTGCCGGGGAACGAGTCCCGCATGCACCCCAGGTAGAGGCCCGTCCTCCAGCGAGGAGGGTTCGTCATCTCGTGCCCTCGGAGCGTGATGACGGTGCCCCGGCTGTTGGGTTTGCTATAGAGGTCCTCGAGCGGGCCGAGAGCGGCCCCGAGGCGGTTGAGGAGTTCGGCCGTGAACGTGGACTTGCCCGTCCCGGCCCCGCCGATGATGTAGACGGACTTAGTCATGACTTCTCCTTCGGGTCCCACGAGACGACCCACCAGTTCTTGGACCCGAACCAGGCCCGGTACAGATACACCTTCTGCTTCCGCTCGCGAGAGTGCTCCAGAGCCCGGTTGAGGGCATAGCCCCAGGTCCCGTAGAGATAGGCGAACGCAGGCCAGTTCATTGCCGCCACCTCAGTTCCGAAGCCTGGGTCGGGGTGAACGACTTTCGGATAGCAGCCTGGGCCTACTTCACGTCGGGAGACTGTAGAAGTTCCTGCTCCTCTTCCTCTGTCGGCTTCCGCATCCCGTCCTCCGTGAAGAACGCCAGACCCCCACAACTCCAACACATACCGACGTCCCCCGGCTCGGGGGTCATCCCCGGCCGAGGACCGTCGTGAAGTTCGTTCACCCTACCGCAGTGCGGACACGAGCGGTTCACATCGGACCCCCGACGATCCAGAAGCCGGTGCGGTCGTCCCGGGATGTCCACCACTCCGGCTTCGCCTGGTTGAGGTACCGGACGACCTTGCCCTCGTACGTCGGGTGCATCACGATCCCGTCGATGGTCTCCGGCATGAGGTCGGCGTACTCAGCGAACCATCCGTGGAGTGGCTGGTGGTCGATAGGCGGCACGTGACCGGGAAGGATCCCGACCCGCTCGAGCCGCTTCCACATCCACTCCGTCCGGTCCGGTCCGACCCCAACCAGAACGACACGCTCCACGTCGAGGGAGCCGTGGTTGGCCAGACCCCACAGGATCCCGGCAGTGGTGTTCCCCGAGCCGAACGCCACCACGAGGGTGCGCATGTCGTCGGGGAGACCCAGTACCTGATCCCCACCCACCTGGAGAGCCGCGTCCAGGGCCTGCTCGGAGGCGTTCTCAGGCGGGCTGATGGCATAGGGCACCTGGTAGGCTCCGAGGCTCTCAGCGAGGCTCGCACCGTACGGCTGGATCACCCCGTTGTAGGCGACCTTCCGGCTCGTGTCGAGCATCGCCCCGGCCTGCACCGCGATCTCGATCGACCTGTGCTTGACGGCAGTCTCCGGCTTGCTGGCTCCGACCACCACGTAGCAGTCCAGACCCATCTCCTCGCAGAGCGTAGCCGTGATCGCGGCCTGCGGCGAGCGGACGGACTGGGCTGTCACGACGGTGTCGATCCCCTGCTCCACCACGGCGGTGGCGATCAGGTGGCGGCACAGCCGGTACTTGGCGCCGTTGACGCCGTAGGAGTTCCGGTGGAAGTCCTCCCGCTTGTACCACCTCCCCTCGCGGTTCTGCCACGGGGTCAGAGCGGTCGGGTCGGCGATCTCCAACTCCATCACGTCGGTGCTCACAGGAACATCCAGTCCACGATGAGGTACGCGGCTCCGACGAAGCAGGCGATCATGCCCCACAACGTCAGGAACTTCAACCAGGTCATCCCGGCCTTCATGTTGGTGAACAGCAGTGCCATCGCGAAGACGAGCAGCACCACGATCTGCTGGGTCACAACGTCCATTTCGGATCCTTCCTTTCGCCGAACTCGCCAGCGGCGACGGCGGTCTCGAAGCCGGACGGCTTCATGTCGGGGAACAGCATGTGCAGGTAGTGGACCTCCCCGGTCTCCCGGAACCAGTTCTGCTTGACGGAGGACAGGCCGGGGTCACCAGGGTTGTCCTCCAGCCGGAGCGGCTCGGGGAGGGTCGCCAGACGGATCCCCCACAACATGCTCAGCGAGCGGTCGAGCCGGGTCTCCGCCTTCTTGATCCGCTGGTACATCATGTCGGCGTAGACATTGGGGTACCGGCGGTCCGGCTTGTGCCAGGACTTGAACGTGCAGAGCGCCGACTCCAACGTGAGCCGGGCCACGTCCTGGTGGGGCAACTCCGTCTTCCACCCAGAGCCGTCCGGTTCCACTACGATGTTGCGGCCCATGGCCTCGAAGAGGAGGTCCTCGGCCAGAACGTCCAGGTCGTCCATGATCCCGAGGATCATCGGCATCTCGGCCTGCTCCCGGTCCCAGCCCCACGCCTCGTCGTATCCGGAGAGCATGCAGAGCGCGTTGCGGTGGCTCCGGCTCGAGGACTCGTAGAGGTACCATCCGTCCACGTCCGGCACGATGTTCGGGCCGAGGAGGATGCGGACGAACTCCATGTACGACCAGGCCGAGATGCGACCCATGTAGGGCTGCGCCATGGCGTACTGGAACGCAGCCTTGCCGTCCTCGAAGTCCCACACCGAGGCCGGGCTGTTCCCCGAGTCCAGGAGCCCGGCGATCCACTTCTCCGTGGCGTCCGGGAACTTGGTCTTCTGGTGCCGCCGGTCGGTGTCGAACTCGAGCGCCTTGAAATTCTCGCCGAAGTAGTCCACAGCCTTGCGCCAGTCCTGCCACCGAGGAGCCTGCTCAAGCAGAACCATGGAGGTCACGACGTTCTGAGTGTTGCCGTTGAGCCACGCCAGCCAGGCCCGTCCATCAGCGTCGAGGTCGAAGGCATCCGCCACCGCCGGGAGCATGCTGTAGACCATGCCCGGAAGGTTCCGGTACTCGAGGCTGAAGGTGTAGGACCGCTGGAAGGCCTCCCGGCGGTTCTCGGTGAGACGCCAGTCGGTCATCGATGCCCCACAGCCTCGAGCACGTGGGTCTCCCAGAACCAGGTCTTGGCCAGCGCCTCGGAATCGAACGGACGATCCACGAGAGTTCCGCAGCCCCGGCAGTCCACCTGGAACCGGCCCGTCCACTTCTTGCTCTTCACGATGGAGGGGGACACCGGAGTCCGAAGTTCAGAAGAACTGATGCACCAGAGGTTGGGACCCTCGCCGATGAACTCTGCTCGAAGAAGGCCGACACGGATATGGATCATTCCTGAAGAGACCAACTGCTTCCGGAAGTGCCTCATCCGGTAACGGTCTCCCGACCAGAGGTTCCTACGCAACTTCTTCCAGGCGACCTCGTCCTTCAGGAGCAGTTCGCCGCGCAAGATATCGAGCCACTCTTCCGGCTCCTGGCCCGCTCGGCGTCCCTTGAACTCCCGAGGCGCGTTGTTCCCGGTTCCGATGTGCCCGTGACGGTCAGTCATGGTCCGCACCCTTGTAGTCGTCCGCAGCCTTGTCGGTCAGAGCACGGGCCAGGAGGTAGGCGTCCTCCAGCATCGCCTTCACGTGGTTGGGGCGACCGGGGTTCTGGGCCACGACCAACTCCTCCAGGGTGTCGAACGCGGACCGGAGGCGCATCTCCAGCGTCTCCACGTTGAACACCATCGTCCCGCCGAAGTCCTTGTCGACGTCCCGGAGGGTCTCGTTCGTGGCCAAGGTGGTGTCGGACCCTCCCCAGTTCTGGAAGATCGGACCTTCGACCTGTTCGTCCAGCCACACCAGGTACTTGGCGAGGTAGACCATCAGGTCCTGTGCGGTGTCGGCCGAGGTCTCGTCCGAGGTCTCGTCCTTGCCGAGCCGGTCGATCTTCCGGGCGATGTTGGCCATGATGCCGAGCATCTCACCGCGCCGCTTCCAGGAGTCGCCGTACGCCTTGTGCTTCTCGTCGTGAAGAGCACAGACACCCTCGATGAAGTCGCCGTCGCGGGGGAGCAACTTGGACAACTTGCCCGGCCCTCCGGCGTAGTTCAGAACGGCGTTCCGGCTGTGGCGCTCGGCACGCTCCTGCGGCGTCTCCTTCTTGGGCTGCATGGCGAACCGAGTGGCCTCGAACAGCCGGGTCCCGGCCAGCGGACGAAGGTACTGCGTGTCGCCCTTGCTCCACCACCACTGGAGGACGCGGAGCCACGACCGAAGCATCGGCTCCGGGAAAGTGTCCACGTAGTGCTGCACCAGCGGACTTCCGGTACGGATGTCGTACTCGACCCGGAACCAGAGACGGAGCAGTTCCTCCAGCGCGTCGAAGTCCCGGTTGACGACCGTGGCGTCGAACCGAGGTGCCGTGGCCAGGTGGGACAGGTTGTGGAGGGTCTGGGTGCGGATCCGCTCCGCCTTGGCGAAGTGGTGCCCGTAGAGGTGGAACGAGGTGGTGGAGAAGTGCAGGGAGCCGGGAGCGATCCCCAGCATCCCCGACGTGATCTCCAGCAGAGCCGACCACTCGAACTGGTTGATGCCCGACCAACCCCAGATGACGTCGTTGGAGCGGATGGCGACGTGGAGATCGAGACGACCTTCCCGGGACAGGAACGACAGCCAGTCGTTACACGGGATGTCCTTGCCGGGAGCGGTGTCGATCGACGGATCCCAGATGGACATGACGCCCCGGCGGGTCGCCCGGTCCTCCTTCATGTGCTCGATGAGCCAGCGCCACTGGTCGACGGTCTTGGGCTGACCGTGGTCGTCCCAGGCCCGGAGCCGCTTGCCGTACCCGGCCCGCCAACGCTCTCCGTCGTCGGAGAAGTCACGGACTCGGGGCAGGTAGTTCTCCAGCCAGGCGATGTCGTCACGCCCGGAGAGGACCCACATCGTCTCCGCGATCTGCGCGGCGATGTTCGGCTTGCGGAAGTCGCAGAGGATCTCCCGGTCGAGCGGCTCGGTGAGCGTGATTCCGACGTGGGTGAGTTCCTTGGTGAGCCCGGCGCGGGAGCCGATCTCCGATCCCTCGATCTCCAACTGCACGAGCAGGGAAGGCAGAGCCTCGGTGACGGTGGGGTAGACAAAGTTGTAGTACACGGTTCCTCCGGTTCCTAGATGTTGCTGTGCCAGTTACTCGGCAACACCCACGACTGTACCGTAGAGTGCGCCGGAGCATAGGGTTTCTGTGCAGATCGTTTACTCGCGAAGCGGACGTACTTGCTGAACTCGCACAAGCAGTTCTGCACATCCATCTTGCTCAGGAAGTGGCCCCGGTTCCCGGAGCCCCAGATCAGCGGAGGATCGTCCTGCTTGTGGATGGCCTCCCAGCCCCACTCGATGGCGTCCTCCGCCTTCATGCCGAGAGCCGTCGCACCCTTCCGAGCACCCGGCCCCGGCACCACGAAGTCGTCCTCCCGGTACTCCGTGCTGTAGCCGAAGTCCGTGAGCACCTGCATGGCGTTGAACGCCCCCACGCCTCGACAGCCTGAGAGCGCCTCGAAGCGCTCAGCCTGAGTGTCGGCCATGAGGAAGTCTGCGAGGCCGGGAGCGGCTCCTTCCAGCACGCCGAAGACGTGGTCGATCTTGTCCACGCCCTTCACGGTTCCACCCCAGATCATGTAGGCTCCCGAAAACACCTGCTCGCCCCGAGCCTTCAGCGAGTGGAGGTGGGAGCGGAACTCGTCCGGACGGTTGGTGAGGTCCAGATCTCCCGGGAACGATCTCCAGGCCGAGGGAAGGTTCGTGATCCGGTATAGGAGGCACCGAGCCAGGAACTCGAACTCGTCCGGATCGTCGGCCAGCAGGTCCGTCATCACGAACTGCGAGCCGGGGTCGAGCAGCCGGTAGACGTTCGTGAACTTCCGGGTGGCCAGGACCGGGTTCTGAGTCCACGGCTGGGACTCTCCCTCCTGGCGACGGAGCCACACACGGTGGCGCTCCCCGACGAAGTCGAGGAACTCCAGAGCGCGGTCCAGATCCATCAGAACTCGACCTTGATCCACATGCCGGGAGCGTACACTGCCGCCACCTGGAACGTCTGGGTCTTGGTGCCCATGGTCGGGACGTGAGGCTTCCCGTCGTCCGGGATCGGGTTCTCGAACTCCCGAGAGATGTCCAAGGTCTTGATGTTGCTGGGGACCTCGTCTCCCTCGATCTCGTACACCACCACCAGAGACCCCCGGTCGTCGACGGCGTCTGCCGCACCCTCCCAAGTGTCCTCTTCCCCGCTTGCCATAACCACAGTGATATCCATTACTCATCCCTTCTTGTATCGGTAGGTCTTGAATCCGTCGCCGTCGACCGGGAGGCCTCCGGCCCACGCCGGGAGTTCGCACATGATCTCCTTGACGGCGTCAACGTCCCGAGTCCCCTGGACCAGGATCTCGTCGTGTACGTGGCCGACGACCTCGAGCCCGGCCCGCTCCAGCCGGATGAGGGCTTCGGCCAGGAGGTCTCGAGCCACGGCCTGGGTGGCGTTCTCCGCCAGGCGACCACCGTACGTCTCGTCCCGACCAGGGAACCGAGCGGCCGACGAGAAGGTGAGCACCTTCCGGTCCTCCCACCTCTCCTTGTGCTGGTTCCACTTCCGCTTGGTCTGGATCCCGGCCTTCCGGTATGCGATGGCTCGACCCGAGGGGAGCCGCAGCAGGCGGTCGCGGTTGTCGTTCACCTTCTCGAAGGCGAGGTAGTCACCGATGTCTCCCCCGGTCCGGAACCGGCGGTCCAGCAACGCCCACAGCCGGACGATGTTCGGGGAGGCGTTGCGCCACGGCCACACGAACATCTCGTAGAGGATCTGGTCCGGTACGAGGGCCAACTTGGAGGTGACCTCCTCGCCGTCCTCGTTCGTATAGGTGATGACGTCCCGATCGGTCGCCATGGCCTTGAGTGACCCGGCCCCGCCGTTGTACCCGAAGGCCAACGACGCGATCTTGCCCTGGGGTCGGGTGTAGGCCGGTCCCATTCGTCCAGCAGTCTCGACGTAGATGTCCCGCTTGTCCCGGAACGCCTGGAGCATCCACTCCTCACCGGAGAGCCAGGCGATGACGACAGCCTCGATCGCGGAGTAGTCGACCACCACTCCCTCGTCAACCTCGTCCGTGCCGAGGAGGAACATGGGACGGACCAACTTCTTCAGGGTGGACGCCGGGGTCTGCTCCCCCGCCATCAACGCCCGGATGGCCTCGTCCGTCATGCGGTCGATGATGCGCTGCTCTTCCGCCTCGATCTGTGCCTTGGTGAACCCGAGATCCGCCATGGCCTCGATCTTCTCGGCGTCCTCCCCTTCCGGCTCGAAGGTGGCGCGGGGGAGGTTGTGGGGCTGCGGCCCTCGACCGGCCCACCGTCCCGTGTGCGCCCCATAGAATCCAAGCGTGCCTCGCAGCCTCGATCCCACCTGAGTGTGGAATGCAGCCGTGAACTTGGCCGGGGCTGCGAGAGCCAACTCCTGGCGTACGAGGAGGGCCTGTCGTACCGGATCCGGGAGGTCGCCCTTCAGCGCCACCTCGACCGTCTCCTTCTGGAGGTTGGGGAGGTGGGTGCCCTGGGAGCGGAGCCACTCGTGGACCTGGGGGATAGAGCCGGGGTTCTCCACCTCCCCCAGCGTGATGGCTCGGAACTCCTCCTTCTGTTCCTCCGTCGCGGCGGAGGCCATGCTCATCGCCTTCCGGCAGAGATCCAGGTCGATCTTGAGACCGCGATCGTTGATGCGCTGGTCGGTGAGGTACGCCTGGCGCTCGGTCTCGCTCGGCCAGCCACCGTGCTCCTGGAGCAGCCGGTCGACGCCCATCAAGGTGTCTACGTCCTGCTCACAGTAGGCCACGAACTCGTCCCACTTCTCGGGATGGTCCTCGGGCCGGTTGAACTCGCCCTTCCGGTTGGGCTTGCAGAAGAAGTTGATTAAGGCCGACCCCGCATCGTCCTTCGGGTTCGCACCGAGGGCCTTGGCTGCGTTAGCCAGCGACGCCGGGAAGCCCAACTCCCGAGCCAGCACCATGGTGTCGTGGTACTCCTCCGGGTCCAGATACTCGCCGGGAGGCATGCCGTTGAAGGCAGAGAAACAGATGCGCTCGAACGGCGCGTTGTGTGCTACCTTGATCGTCTTGGGCGACCAGAGTCCGGGGATGTCCCAGATGTCCTCGTCGAAGACGGTCTGGATGGGGTCTCCGTTGAAGGAGAACGACGCCATCAGGATCTTGAAGTCGGGGCACGTGACGTACTTGTAGACCCCGAAGTGCTTGAGGTCGACACGAGAACGAGTCTCAATGTCGATCCAGAGAGTGTTGGTCATTCCGGCTCCTGTAGAACGGCCACGCCCCGGCGGGCTCGGAAGGTCGGGGGAACCGGGTCCCTTCCTGCGTCGAGCACCGCCGGGGCGTGGACCTCAGTGTACCTGACCGAGGTGTGGTCAGGCTAGGCGTGACCCCTAGATGAGGTCCTCGTCGTTGCTGTCCTCTTCGTCGAGCGGCTCGAAGTCTTCCTCAGCGCGGGAGCGACCACCGAGGTAGTCACCGTCCCGGACCTTCTGGACGTGGTTCAGGCCGAACGAGACACCCTTCTTCCCCTTGTAGTTGTAGGGGAAGGCGTTGATCGACACCCGAGCGAACACGCCGGAGTAGACCTCCGTCGAGTCCAGGATGGGGTTGACGTCCGCGTCCACGATCCCCGGCTTGGTCTTGCTGGAGATGGACATGAACATGTGGCCCTCGTACTCCGGGTTCTTCTCGAGGTCCCCTTCCTCGTCGCCGTCGTGCAGCGTGGTGACGAGGTTGGTGGGGATCTTCCCGTCGAACTTGGAGTGCTTGCCCTGCTCCGCAGCGGCCTTGATGGCCTCGTCGATCCGCTTGAGCGTGGCCTTGTCCGACTTCGGGATCAGGATGACGCAGGAGTACTTCTCGTCCTGGTCGGAGTCCTGGGCGTACGGCTCGAAGAGGTGCACGTACGAGAGACGGACGGTGTCGGTGACGACCTTGGTCGCCGGTGCAGTGGTGGCCATGAATGGCCTCCTATCGTTGTGTCGTGTTGTCGTGTTGTCGTGTTTCGAAGTGCGCTGTCCGGGCCGGAAGGTGGTCCCAACCGGCCCGGTCAGCAAGTCCAGCCTACCCTGTTTGCGCGGGGTCGACCGGGTACTGCTCAGAGGCCGAAGAACTCGGCCAACTGGGTCTTGGTGAGGGAGAGGTTGCCCTCCGAGTCCGGGACGAGCGAGTCGGCCTTGGCCACGATCTGGGAGCGGGTGGACTCCAGTTCACGCAACCGGCCCTCGGCCCGCCAACGCTCACGGTTGGACAACTCGGGCATGGGGTGGACGCGGAACTCGGCGAGTTCACGGTCCCGCAGCCTGCCGTCTCCCAGCCGGGAGAACACGTCGGAGATGCGCTTCTCCTGGTCGGCACGCCACTGGACGATGCGCTCCTCCAGGACCGACGGATCCTCGTGGGACTCGACCTCCTGCTTTGCCTGGGCGATGCGGAAGTCGATGGACTCGAGTGCCTTCTGCTTCAGGGTGTCGAGGTTGAACTTGACCTTGCTGCTGGTAGCCACTATCCGGCTCCTTCTCTGTGGGTGGGGGTTGCTGGTCAGAAGAGCCAGCGGACGATCAGGATCGAACCGACCACCATGACGGCGATCACGACCCAGACGATGAGTGCTGCGGCGAACCAGATGCCGATCTTCTCAGCCAGCGCCTTGTGGTTCGGGGCCAGGCCCGGCTTCTGGTCGTCTTCGCTCATGACGCGAACTCCTTGACGAGGTCCAGCGCGGCCAGCGCACCGTCCAGGTCCCAGGCCTGCAGGCAGAGCCCGCGCTGGAAGATGTTCTCCAGCGGTCCGATCACCACGACGGGGATGTCCTTGGCGATCGCGTACCCGGTCTCGACGTGACGTCCTCCGGAGTGGAGGTTGTGGGTCACGGAGCCCAAGGTCGGGTCGAGGGACTGGAGATACTGCGCGGTGTAGTGCACCAGCACGTCCGCTTCGTCGATGTCGGCCAGGTCCATCTGTGCGTGGGCCTTGACTTCTTCGTCGGTGCTCACGGCGGAGATGCCGTACGACGCTGCGCCCAGAGGCCGCGTCCCCTTCACCCAGCCACAGGTGACTTCGTAGCCGTGCTCGGTCCAGAAGTCGAGTTGCTCCTTGAGGATGTCGCGACCGGCGTACGGCGCGGCGAGGTAGATCTTCACTTCATGCTCCGGTTCCCGCTGGGCCAGACGACCCGAGCGATAGGTGTGCCCTGAATCATCCGCCAGCATCCGCCGCAGGGCTCGTCGGTGACGTAGAGGGTGGCTCCGAGCATGTCCAAGTGGGACGCCCGGATGATGGCGTTCTGCTCGGCGTGCAGCGCGATGCACGCTCCGGCTCCCGTGTCGTACGAGGAGCCGGGTTCGACGGCCTCGACGGACATTCGCCCACGAGGACATGCCGAAGCCGTCAGACAGCCTGGATCGCCTGCTGGAGCCCCGTTGTAGCCGGTGGCTACGACGCGGTGTCCGCCGTCGATCAGGACCGCGCCGACCTGGCGACGAGTGCAGTCCGCTCGGGAAGCCACCCAGGCAGCGCCTGCCAGCCCCCACTCGTCCCAAGTCGGTCGCGGGTCCATCAGATGAGGTCCTCGTCCTCGCCGAAGGTACCCAGCAGGTCCTCGTCCTCTTCCTCGGTGGCCTCGCCCTGGGGCTCGGCGCGACCGGCCAGGACGTCGTCCCAGCGGACGCCGTGCTGCCACACGAACGCCTTGATCTCGTCGCGGGTTGCCTGCCGCTTCTTGGCGCCGTCCCCGTCGATCTGACGAGCGAGGGCCACCCGCTGTTCGTCCGAGACCTCCACGGTCTCGTAGATGTTGACCTTCACGATCCAAACTCCTTCGCTGCTTCGATGTTCCTGCGGGCAGCCAGTTGGCCACCCTCGACCCCGAACGTGAGAGCGAACTCCTCGAGTTCCGCTCGCATGACCGAGTAGGGGACGCTGTACTGCGGGAGTCCCAGGGCCTTGCGGATCCTGGTCAGGAAGTACCAGCGGGACAAACGTCCCTTGAGAATCTTCCGCTGGTTGGCTTCCCACTCCTTCTGGGCTTCCTTGGCGACGTACCACACGGCAGCAACGAACTGCTCGGAGCCGTCGACGTATCCCTCATGCTTCTCAGCCATCAGATCAGATCCTCCTCGTCGGCCTGGGAGAACTCCTTGACAGCCTCGGTGTTCGGCGCGATCGCCGGACGATTGTCGGACTCCGGAGCCAACGCGGGCTTGCCCGCCGACTTCGTGACGATGCCAGAGTCCTCGAGCAACTCCTTGAACCGCTCCTTGCCGAGCAACTTCTCCGTGTCGCCGATGCCCTTCGGCTTCCGGGGAGTGAGGATCTCGTCCTCGCTGTACCCGGCTTCCAGCAGGGCCTCCCGGAACTTCTCCGGGTCGCGGACCCCGCGCTGGCCACCCGAGAGGACGACCTTGTAGCCGGGGAGCGGCTTGCCCTTGGAGTAGGCCATATCGAGCGCGGCGACCTCCAGCGCGTTGAGCCAGTCCTGGACCTGCTTCCGCTTGGCGTAGACTTCCGCCATCTCCTCCGGGGAGAGGAGGTCGGGCTTCGCTTCGAAGTCGGTCGCGAAGACCGCCTCCACCTGAGCCCGGCACTGACCCGACAACGGGCACCAACGGCACGCCTGGTCGGAGGGACCGAACGGGGCGTCCGGACCCAGGGCCAGCGTGGCTGCCGGGATGACGACCTCGTCGATCCAGCCGGTGAGTTCCTCCGGCGTGATCTCTTCCGTGAGGACGTGCTTCATCCGGGGCTGGTGAACGGTGATGCGAACGATCTCCGTGTCACCTAGGAGGTTGCCGTACTCTTCCAGGGCTCCCTTGCCGTAGAGACGCAACTGGGGGTTGCCCACAGCCTCTACAGCGACCCCGGCCCCGTACTTGAAGTCGATGACCTCGATGTGGACCGGGCTGACGATGATGGCGTCCGACGTTCCCGAGCATTCCGGGACGCCGGGGAACACCCGGATCTCGAGGAAGAGGATGGACCCAGGGAAGAGATCCATCCGCTCCTGGAGGAGCGCGACATAGGCGTCGGTGTGCTCCTCCATCTCGATCATGATCTCGGGGTCCTCGGCGTACTCCTCGAACTCCTTGGCCCACTCAGCCCGGCGAGCGATCGCCTGCTGCTTGGTGATCTTGCCGAAGTGGAGAGAGGCCTTGATCTCGCCGAGGGCGTGAGCCGCCGTACCCTCGCGGGCATAGGACGACTCTTCCTCGACGATTCCGGACTCTTCTTCGGCCTGGATCGCCGCCGGACAACTGAGCCAGCGCTCAGCATCCGAGGGCGACAACCTAGCGTGCTCGCCGGGCATAGTGGTTCCTCCGGTTCCTGGAGTTGATCCGATCAGGACAGAGCGGCGATGAACTCGTCGACCTTGTCCTCGGGGATCTCCGACACCTTCTTGGCTCCGACCTCGCCCAGCGCGGCCTTCACCTTGGCAGCCTCACCGTTGGAGACCATCTTGGTCGCCAACTTGACCGCGTCCTCCAGGGAGGTGCCGCTGTCCTCTGCGGCGTCGTCCGCGACCTCATCCTCGTCGGGCTCCGGCTCGGCCTTGGCCTTGGTCGCCTTGGGCGCAGCGGCCTTCTTGGCCGGGGCCGGGGCAGCAGCCTTGGCCGGGGCAGCGGTCTCCTCGCCGAGGAGCGCCCGCAGGACAGCCTTGTCGGTGTCCGTCAGGCCGTCTTCCGTGTTGATCGAGATGTGCATCTTGTCCTACTTTCGTTGTGTCGTGTTTGACGGTTTGCGTTGCCTCGACGAGCCTACTCGCCGAGACCCTCCCAGCCGGTCGAGACCTCGATCTCGTCGGTCTCGGCACGGGACAGGACCTCGATGAGACCCTCGAAGTCGAGGATCTGAGAGACGAAGGAGTTGAACGACGCCGCCGTGGTGTACCAGCGTCCGTTGCCAGCCTTGATCGCGACCTCGAACTTGTCGACGTTCTTGTTCTTCAGCGCCTTGCGCAGAGCCTTCATGCTCATGGTGTGTTCCTTCCGGTTCTCTTAGTTCAGAGCCTTCAGCCTACCCTGTAGCGTCCTCATAGGCTGTCGAGTTCCGACGATGGACAGTTCCTCGTTCAGAAGATCTCGAGGCCGACCGGATCGTTCGGAGTTTCGTACAGGTAGCGCATCCCGACCCGGTCCTCAGGCACCAACGCCATCACCGTGCTCCAGCGGTCGTGCAGCCCGTGGTGAAGGTGGTAGCCGTAGAGGGCCTCGAGACGGGCGAGGAGAGCCCAGAGGTACGAAGGGTACGACCCGCACGTGCCAGCCCCGAGGAGCCCTTCGTAACGCTCCCGGTGAAGGTGGAGATACCGGCAGGCGATGTCCGTGAACACTACAGCCTTGGGGTTGCTCGCGAACACGGCGTCGAGAAGCCGACGGTGGTCCTGACCCTCGCGGGTCTTCCACGCCGTGAGGTCTCCGAAGTCGAGGATGACGAGGTCGGCCGGTCCGAACTTGTGGCCCAACATCGAGATGTCGTAGGCATCCCGGAGAGCCACGTCGACCGACCGAGGCAGTACCTGCTCCAGATGCTCGACGGCCTCCGGGCTGTACTCCCCCACGAAGTGCTTCCGGAGGTTGAACAACTTCTCGGCCATCAGGGCCTGAGCACCCATCCCGCCGAACGCCTCGTAGCAGGTCTGGATCTCGTCGCCCCGGTACACCTCCTTCAGCGAGTTGAGTGCCAGCCATCCGGCAGTGAGGTGCTTCCCGGCCTGCTTGGGGGAGCGGAGCACGTAGTCCAGGAACCAGGCGTCTCGGCCGGGAGGCGGACCTTCCAGGTTCATCGTGAACTTCTCCACGATGCGTACGATGTCGGTCACAGGATGTCCTCCTTGCGGACGAATACGGTCTGGGTGCCGTACCCAGGGAAGTGGTGGCTGCCGGACGACACCCACCCGAGTGCCTTGAGGGAGGCAGAGATCTCAAGCAGGTCGGCCCGCCGGGGAGGGACCCGCTGGCGGAGTGCCTCGTGCCAGAGTTGGCGGGTGCAGGTCCGGTCGACGGACACGTCGCCCTCGGACTCGAAGCCGTTGTCCCGGTCCTCCATCCACTGGATGCGGAGCGCCGGTGCCTTGGTCCACCAGTCCATGGGGACCTTGGTGGCGAGGAAGTCCTCGATCACACCGGCGTTGGAGTCCTCCTCCAGGAACGGGTTCCGCTCCAGTTCGGCCAGTAGGGCCTCGTCGTCGGTGAGATACAGGCGTTCGCCGTCCTTGTAGATCTTGGTGGCCTCGGCCCACAACTGGTCCACGACCTCGGGAGTCATGGAGTCGATGTCGAACCTCTCCAGGCACCGCACCATCAGGAAGCGACGGTTGCCTTCCTGGCGACGGAGGAACGTCTCGTCGTTGGTTGCCGACCAGATGACGAACTGGCGAGGGTGAACCACGGTGTCCCGGTCGTACGGCATGCGGAAGACGTCGTGCGTCCGGGTCAGGAACTCCTTGAGCACGTCGTTGTCGGCCTTCCGGAGGGAGTGACCCTCGTCCGAGAACACGATCCACGACATGTGTGCCGCCAGCAGCGTGTCCTTGGCATGGAGCGGGCCGAGCGTGTAGTGGTAGGGCCTCCGCTCCGGCTGGCCCACAGTCGACATCCGCTCGATCCAGGTGGACTTGCCCAGGCCCTCTCCGCCCTGAAGGACGAGGGTGTGGTCCCACTTGAGGCCGGGCTCGTAGACACGGGCGACAGCCGCTGCCAGCACCTTGCGAGCGACCAGCCGGTTGTACCGATTGTCGGCCGCTCCCGGCAGGCACGTCTCCACTCTCGGGACGCCGTCCCACTCCAGCGACTCCAGGTAGTCCTTGACCGGGGAAACCCGATTCTTGCCCGCTCGGGTCGCCACCAGGTGGTCGACCTGTTCCTTGGAGGGGCGGAAGTTGTAGGTCCGCTCGATGTAGTCCCGCAGTTCGGCGTGGTCGATCCCGTCGAACGTCCGGTTGAGAGGAGTGACTTTCCGCCACGGCAGGTTGCCCGAGATCTCCGGGGACATCGTCAGTAGGTTGAAGTACAGCAGCCCGAAGACCCGGTCGTTGTCACGGATGAGGTCCCAGTTGGCGATGACGTCCTGGAAGCGACCTTGACGGGTGAGCCGCAACTGGGACAGCCAGGTGGGGTCGTCCGGCTCCTCGTCCTCTGCGAGTTCGAAGTCCGACGTGATCGCCTCGAAGATCTGCGACACCACGCGACCGTCCCGGGAAGCCACAGCCAGCATCTCCGTGTGGGACGGCAACTTGTTGACCGGGGTGCCCGGCTTCACGGCCTCGTCCATCTCCCCGAACCAGTGCAGCCGGACGAGGTCGAACGCAGAGCAGGTCTTGCCGTAGGCCGGGTCGCCAGCGTGGTGCGAGTAGAACAGGCCAGCGGCTCCGGCCACCGGACCGAACCCAGCCTCGGAGACGGATCCCTCCAGCGAGTAGCGGTCGTCGGCGACCTTGGTGTACGGCAACTTGTACTCGGCGATCAGTTCGTCCAGGTCCTCGTATGCCCGGTTGAAGGCACCGATGGGGTCCTCGAGTTCGAACGGATCCCGCTTGTTCCGGCTCGGCTTCGGCATGGGGACCTCGGACAGGTCCCGGTCGTAGTCCGCCAGCAGGGAGTCCACGGAGACCGGGTCGCCGTAGTTGACCCAGGACTCGTACCACTCCGTCTTCCGGGTGGCAGGCTTGAACATGAAGCGTGCAGCCTGGAAGGATCCGGAGTCGAACTGGTCCTTGCCGAGCCGTGCGGCCATAGCGGTGGTCGCCTCGACGTACTCGTCCGGGGCCATGTCGCGGTCGGTCTGAACCAGCAGCCGGTACCGGGGCTCGCTGGGGGTGGAGGAGTGGGTGGTGTGCATCACGTAGGTGTGGTCGGCCAGCAAGGTCTCCACCACGATGTCGAACGCATCGTCCGGCTTGTCAATGTCCAGTGCGAGAATAGCCGATCGACGGCTGACGGAGCGGTTGTCGCGGTGAACGTCAACGCACGCCTCGTCGGCTCCTGCATGGACCTTCTCCGTACGCTCCAGCGTGGCGAAGATGTAGTTGCCGCACTCCTTGCACTTCGCAGGCTTGGCTACCCAGTCCAGGATGTCGTCCCACGTGACGGTGTTGTTGGTCCAGTGGGCGTCGTTCGGCTTGTCAGCGAAGGCGACCGGGTATGTCAGATCAGGCAAGATCCGTCCCCCTCGCAAAGCGTGCCGAGGCAGAACCCACACTCCTCGGTCTCATCCGCAAGCACAGGGACGGCAGGGTTCCCCACATCGCGATACACCAACCTCTCCAAGATCGACTCCGGGAGGTCCTCCGGGTCGGTATGCAGGGGAGACTCGTAGGTCTCGCCCGTCGGCTGGAGTACCTCGTCCAGCACAGTGACCCGACCGATCTTACCGTTGGCGGCCAGCCGCTCGGGGTATCGCTCGGGGTTCAGCAAGTTGACGGACGCGGCGCCAACGACCCAGCCCTTGCGGGTCAGGTATTCGATGCGGCAGAGTGTAGGCACGGGGAACCTTCCCATCAGATAGGGCTCTCGAGGAACGCCAGCAGGTCCTGCTGGGTGTCGGACTTGTCTTCGGTACGACGACGGATCAGGTGATCGATCGACTTCTTGGCCAGGATGACGTGGATGACGACGGGGTGCTTCTGGCCCTGGCGAGCCAGCCGCTTGTTGAACTGGTCCCACAACTCCAGGTCCCAGGTGGGGGACGTCCACACGATGGTGTGGCCTCCGTCCTGGAGGTTGAGACCGTGGCCGACCGAGGCCGGGTGCGACACCAGCATGGGGATCTCGCCACGGTTCCACGCCTTGATGACTCCGGGCTCGTCCACGGTGTGGGCGATGTCCTTGAAGTGCCGGAGGATCATGTCGCGCTCGGCGGTGTATCGGTAGCCGACCAGCACGCCTCCCTCTCGGGGAGCGTCCATGATCTCCTCCAGCGCCTTGATCTTCTCCTCGTGCAGCAAGGTGTGCTCGTAGTTGTTGAACTCGGCGTCATCCACGTAGAGGAATCCGGCGGTCATCTGGGACAGCCTGGACGTCAGGATGGCGGAGTTACCGGCGGTGTGGATCCCTCCGCCGAACAACTCCTCTAGGTTCACGCACAACTCCGACGCGAACTCTCGGTACACCGCTCGCACCTTGGGAGGGAGAGTGACGGCCACGTTGTTGAAGTTGATCGGCGGCAGTTGAACACGACCGTCCGTCTTCATGGCGAGGCAGATGTCCTGGATCAACTCCTTGATCCGGAGGTCCGCTCCTTCTCGGAGCACCCAGTCCACGACGATCTCGCGGTGCGCGGCCTCGTTCCAGATGGTGTTGCCGGGCAGGAAGTAGCGAGAACGGTACCCACCCAGATTCCGACCCAGACGTTCGCCACCGTCCAGCAGGCCGATCTGGCCCCAGAGGTCGAGGTAGCCGTTGGGAGCCGGGGTCCCGGTGAGACCCCACACGTGCTTCATCTTGTGCTCGGCGATGAGGTGGCGGGCCGTCTTCCACCGGACGGACCCGTTGCGTCCGCCGTTTTTGTAGCCAGAGAGTTCGTCGATGACGAGGGTGCGGGGACGGATGTGGGTGTCGGTGACGTCGCGCAGGTTGTCGCGGCCGATGACGGTCACGTCGGCCCCGGCGTTCAGAGCGATGCGCCTCTTCTTCGGCTCGCCAGCAGCGACCGAGACGGACAGGTCCGGACGCCACTTGGCGACCTCCACGTCCCAGACCTCCTCGGCCACACGCTTGGGTGCGACCACGAGGGCAGGCAGATGCCGGGGCTCGAGCGCGGCCAACGTTGCGGCAGTCTTGCCCAGCCCCATGTCCAACATGAGGGCCAGCCCGGCGTCACGTCCGCGCAGGAAGTCTCGAGCGACCTCCTGGTACTCGTGGAACTCCCCCAGTCGGTGGTGGTTGGTGCAGGTGGTGCAGAACTCTTCCTCACTCACGGCAGGAGCACCTCCCCGACACCGGCAACTCCATGAAGCACGACGGGCAGATCTCACGGGGAGGGTGGATCAACGTCGGGCAGTCCACGTGGACTAGGTCGCCGTCTGTGTCGTACTCGACCTCGGCCTCGACAGGGAAGCGTTCGTCGCACGCCGCACACACACCGGAGTACTTCGCCAAGAACGACATCAGCGCTGCTCCTCGGTCATACGGAGACGGTACACGTGCCCGTTCTCGTCCGGCAGCAGTTCGGCGTCGAGCAGGATGCGCCACTCGTCCTGAGAGAGCCGGGTGATGCGAGTGGTGTCCGAGAACAGATCGGTGTACTCGGCTCGATGGATCAGCACCATGCCGTTCATCGTCCCCTGGGTCCGCAGGGAGCCGATCTGGAACTCGACGTCCTTGCCTTCGTGCTTCCCCGGATGACGAGGACCGCCTGCTCAAGTTCGACCTCCATGGTCTCCAGGCACTCGTCAAACGAGGGCTGGTCCTCTAGGTCGATGCGTGAGAACGGGGTGACGCGTGGGCCGTGCCAGTGCATGGCGGTTCCTCCATGTTTAGGGCTGAGACGTCCAAGCCTAGCGCTTGCGGGCTCGGCCGGGTCGCTTGCTCCCAGGACCGACAGCATCCAGGGCTTCGCGGATGAAGTCGATGACGCCGTCGCGGTCGTCAATGACATAGACACGGTACCCCAACTGGCGCAGCCTGTCGTGCCAGACGAGTTGGATCGGCTCCGGCTTCTCGCCCTTCTGCTTCAACTCCACGAAGCACGTCACCCCGCCGGGGAACAGGCACATGCGGTCCGGAACACCGGCGATGGTCGGCACCCACTTGAAGGCGTACCCACCCACCAGGCGGACCCGCTTGCGGAGGAACTCCTCCAGGTTCTTCTCCAGGTGAGCGTTGCCTCGGCGGTCGACTGCCGCGCTCATCGGCGGTCACCAGGGATGACGACGAGGCCATGGCGGCGCTGCGGAGTCTCCAGCGAGGTGTCCCGGACGAAGTAGTGGTTGTCCGGCTTCTTGGGGTGCGGTGCGATGTCGCACCTGAACACCCGACGGCCCTTGGTCGTGTACGTGGCGTTGCACATGGTCTGCGGTTCCATGAGGCCTAGTCTAGCCGACGAGGGCCGGGCTGAGCCGGGCGTCGTCGATCTCGGCACCCGCCGGGCCGGGCTTCCGTGGAGCGTGGAAGAGTCCACGGCTCCGGCCCTGGCGGGGCCTCCTCACTCCAGCCGGTCTTCCCCTTCCCGAGGACGGCAGCGCAGCCGACGGCACGAGGTCGGCGCGGTGCTGACGGCGAGTGGCACGGAGCCATAGTAGCGCATCGCCAGGCATCGGCAAAGGGTCACCCGTCAACGGTGGCGAGGTAGCGATCCAGTGCCCGGATGGCTCGGGAGAGACGGTCGGCGTGTTGGGGGTCGTCTCTGGGTGTGATGGACAGCAGTCCGGTGCGGTAGACGGCTCGGCTCAGGAGCACGGTGGGTGTCGGTTCCATGGCGGCATCGTACCTCGTGTCGACGGATGAGGGATCAAAGGGTGAAGATCAGTTGCGCGTTGCATGAGAACATGACTTGGAACCTTATTCCTTAGTTGCTATTTACTCTCACATGAGACGAGAGGGTCGCTGAGGGTCCCCTTCGAATTCCGAAAGTCGGCATAAACGTATCGCGATCAGCGGGAATATGGTCGACGGACGAATTGAGCCATCGGGAGTTTCTGCGAAACACCACCTTAGTTGGACGCGAGAAACCTTACTCGATCGACTAAGGCTTATTAGAGGTCAAATAAGGTGTATTCGACGGAAAACACGTGAAACGACCCTCTACGACCCTCAACGCGACCCTCAGCGACCCTCAAGCCCGACCCTCAGCGACCCTCAGCGCCCCTCAACAGAGGGTACCTGAGGGTAAACCCTGATCTACCAGGGCGAATGCGAACGTAGAAACTAGAATCCCGTCCACACGACCCTCTGAACGTTGAGAGAGGGTACGCGAGCGAGACTAAGCAACTAAGGTGTGCCTCTCCTCCTCGGCTCGAGTTTGCCTCGGCTCGGGACGGCATCCTGCGGCCCGCGTCCTGACCTACCGTCCGCCCCGGTCTGAGAGGGTATGATGGTCCCGGTGGGTGGAATGTCCGCTCACGTCACGATCGGCCGGGAGACAGCCGTTGACGGCCTGAGAGGAGTGGTGTAGATGAAGCCGTCTGAGTACGGGGGAAGCGACACCCACAAGACCCAGGGCATCCAGCCCGCACCGCACGAGCCCAATCCGCCGGAGCAGTTGCGGCTGATCTACGGAACGGATCCGGCGGACTCTCTGTCCGGCCCGGACCAGACCCAGCCCCGGCGTCCGGGAAGTGGTGGGGACAGTGGGAGGTAGGCCCAGCAAGGGGACGAAGAAGGACCGTCGTCTTCGCGGAAACAAGAGAAAGTCGAAGGCCGTCGGAGGACGGAAAGAGAAGGCGTAGGATCCGTCTTCTATACTGAAGAGGGCGAGCGGCTGCTCGTCCTGCACACCGGCAGCAGCCGGGGGAGAGGAGAGAAACGATGGCAGAGCACGACCGGAACTATCGGGTGACTGGACGGTACGCTCGGTTCCTCGCTGGAGACATCACCGTCGAGGATCTGGACGACGAGGAGTTGGCGAGGGGACGTCTGCGCTCGAGCGACGGGACTTTCCGTGGTCGTCCGCCGACGATGCTCCCCACCGAACTCGTGCAGGCGATGAAGCGGGAGTGGCTCGGCAGGGCACAGGAGAAGTTGCAGACCGCGCTGCTGGGCTCGGGCATCGGGACGCTGGTGGAGTTGGCCAAGGAGTCGCCGGACGACAGCGTCCGTCTCCGTGCAGCCCAGGCAATCATCGAGCGGACGATGGGCAAGGTGCCTGACAAGATCGAGGTCGCTGCTGAGGATCCGGTGGAGACCCTCTTCCGAAAGATCCTGAGCGATCCGTTCGGCCTGCAGCAGGGAGGGATCCACGAGCCGACCGCCGAGGAGAGGGAGATGCTCTCGTAGTAGAGATCCCCAGAGCGAGAGCACGAACGAGGCCCGGCCAGAGTAGGCTGGGCCTCGTTCGTATACGACCACAGGAGGAACCGATGGCTGACACCAAGACCTTGATGACCACGGAGGACACGCTCCTTGCCGTCAGCGAGTGGCTGGACTCCCAGGGACTGATCGCTCCGGACAACCATGAGGAGACCGGGGCCTCGCAGGACCGGACCCACGCCGAACTCGCCCAGCAGTTCGTGGAGCACTGGGAGTCCAACCCGCACCGTGCTGTGCTGGCAGGCCGCGTGATGGCGACGTTCGCTGGCATCGTGAAGGAACTCGGGGAGAGCATCGCCGCTGCGTCCATCCTGCCGGAAGACGAGTGATGGGACTCATGGACAAGATCCTCCGACGCCCGGTCGTGGACCTGGCCCAGGAAGTGGACGATGCACTGGGTCGGCTGGCCCATGCACGAGGACAGCAGGAGGCCTGCCGCCACGCTCTGTCCCTTGCTGACGGAGACGTACGGCAGGCGGAGCAGGCCGTGGCTGCCGCTCGCGATGCACTGTTCGCTGAGCATCCGGAGTTGGTCCCCGGCCCGGCCCCGGCGGTCGCTGCTCCCATCGCTCCGGAGACGGGGTACGAGAGGGTGGAGGTGGACGACGAGAACGATCCCCGCTTCACCGCCGGGGTCGAGGTGTCCACTTCCGACGACGACCCGCTACCCCCGATCGTATGGGAGGAGCACGATGGCTGAGCAGTACCCACATCTGCATCGCGAGTTCGTGCCCGGCTGCTTCCGTTGCGAACTGTCTAGGGACGAGGTCCCGAAGGAGGAGCACGATGGCTGAGGAGACCTGCCCGTCCACTCCCGGCTGCCCCGGCCATCCGGCCTACGCCTCTCCCGGCAAGGGGCACTGGGACATCTGCCAGCACCCGCTGCCGTACGACGGAGACCCCGAGGCACTGGAGTTCCGACAGACCGAGGCAACGACGAACGCCATGGCTGGGGCGATGACGATCGTCTACCTCTTCGGTGCGGCAGTGCGGGACGGGAGCCCGAAGCAGCAGGCCCGGCTGGCAGAGATCCGTGAGATGCTCGAGGCCAAGGTCCCGTTCAAGGACATCGGACAGGCTATCCTGGAGACGATGGGACCGCTGTGGACTCCAGACGCAGAGACCATGAAGGCGATCGAAGCGATCAACAGGAGGAACTAACATGGCTGTCAAGCCGTTGCCGGTGCACGGCGTGGACATCTCCCGGTGGCAGAACGGGAAGTTGGACATGGCCGGTGCCAAGAAGCGTGGGCTCCTGTGGCTGTACCACAAGGCCACCGAGGGTGCGACGTTCAAGGACACGAACTACACCAAGCGTCGAGCCGAGGCCAAGAAGGCCGGGCTCCCGTTTGGCGCGTACCACTTCGCCCGTCCGGACTCCGCCAAGGATGCGGTGCAGGAGGCGAAGTTCTTCCTGTCCGTCGCCAAGCCGGTGCCCGGCGATCTGCGTCCGGTGCTGGACCTGGAGTCCCACGAACTGTCCTCCATGGCCAAGGTGCGGGAGTGGGCCGCTGCGTTCGTTGCGGAGGTCAAGCGCCAGACCGGCGTGCTGCCGATCGTGTACACGCCGTACGACCTCGGATCGTCGGTGAAGGGCTGCCTCGTCTGGCGTCCGAGGTACAACAACTCCAACACTCCTCCGCCTCTGGCCTGGGACATCTGGCAGTTCAGCAACGGTGTGTACGGTGTCCCCAAGACGCTCGCCGGATTCGGCAACGTGGACCTCAACACGATGCGCAAGGGACTCACCGTGGACCAGATGCTCATCCCCAAGAAGGAGACGCCGAAGCCGACCAAGACGATCGCCCAGATCGCCAAGGAGGTCATCGACGGGAAGTGGGGCAACGGAGACGACCGGGTGAAGCGGCTGAAGAAGGCCGGGTACGATCCCAAGAAGGTGCAGGCCGAGGTCAACCGGCTGCTGGCTCCCAAGCCGAAGCCGAAGGTCCGGCTCAAGTTCGCCCACGTCAGCCTGCAGTTCAGCGACCCGGACAAGCAGCACACCGCCGACATCCAGAAGATCTTCCGCCGTGGCTACGACGTCATGACCGGCACTGAGGCCGGGCCGGGTGCCGGCAACACTTCTGCCGAGTTGAAGCGCATCGGCAAGGAGGAGGGCTACCTGGTCCACGTCACGTCTCGCTACGGCACGTGGGTCGCGGTCAAGGCCAGCCTCGTGTCCAAGGGATCGTGGAAGAAGGGCTCGCTCTTCGCTCTCGACCGCTCGTCCAAGACGAAGCCGAAGCCTCCCGGCAAGTGGGGAGACAAGGGCATCGTGTGGGCGTCGTGGACCCATCCGACTCTCGGGGCCATGGCTGTGGGCGCGGTGCACTTCCTCGCCAAGAGCGGGGCTGGTGCATCTGCCAAGGAGAAGACCGACGCGGCCTACGCTGCCAAGATCGAGGAGTGGCGCAAGTCGTTCCCGGCAGGCACCGAGTGCTTCATCGGTGGAGACTTCAACCGCAACGACAAGACGTACGATGTCTTCCGTGGCAAGGCTGGGTTCATCACCACCGGCGACGAGTTGAAGAAGTGGCCCGACACTGGCCACGGACCGATCGACGCCACCGCTCGCGAGAAGTCGTCCAAGCGGGTCGAGGCCGTGTCCGTCAAGGCGGTCAACGACAAGGCCCTCCCGCTGTACACGGACCACTTCCCGGTGGAGGCTGTGTACGAGTTCACGCCGTGACCATCGTGCCGCAGGAGCGGATCAACCTCAACCCTCCTCGCCCCATCAACGAGATGTTCCTGTACGACACGATCGGATGGAACCCCCACGCGGGGCAGCGCGAGGTCATCCAGTCTCAGGCTCGGCAGAAGGCAGTGGCTGCTGGCCGCCGGTTCGGCAAGTCCGAGATCGGCGGCCACAAGTTGGTGCAGGAGGCGATGAACACTCGTCTCGTCAAGTCGGTGCTGGAGGACCTCGGCAAGCGGCGTGAGTTCTGGATCGTCGGTCCGTCCTACACGGACTCCGAGAAGGAGTTCCGCATCCTGTGGAACGAACTGTCCCGCCTCGGGTTCAAGGACCATTTCGATCGTCCGGGCTCGTACAACAACCCGGAGCAGGGGGACATGCACCTCTCGCTCTGGGAGGGGAAGTTCCAGGTCCACGCCAAGTCGGAGAAGCACCCTGACTCCCTGGTGGGTGAGGGTCTCTCCGGCGTGGTGCTGGCCGAGGCTGCCAAGTTGAAGGAGCGGACCTACAACAAGTTGATCCGCCCCACGCTCGCGGACTTCCTCGGCTGGTGCTTGATGACCTCCACTCCGGAGGGCAAGAACTGGTTCTACGAGATGTGGAAGCGGGGACAGGACCCCAACCGACCGGACTGGGACTCGTGGCGGATGCCGTCCTGGGCGAACCCGTTCGTGTACCCCGGAGGTGCCTCGGACGACGGGATCCTCCTGCTCCGGCGGGCCATCAAGGACCGAGAGGTCGTGGACCTGTCGCTGTTCCGTCGTCTGGGGATCGACCCCGAGATCGGGGAACTGGCAGCCGACCTCACGGAGGAGGCGTTCAACCAGGAGATCGGTGCACTGTTCACCGAGTTCGTGGGCCGAGTCTTCAAGGAGTTCGACGAGGAGGTCCACGTCGGGGACTTCGACTTCGAGCCTGGCTGGGAGACCGTGGGTGCGGTGGACTACGGCTTCACGAACCCGTCCGTCTGGCTGCTGATCCAGATCGACCCGTTCGGGGAGCGTATCCGCGTGCTGGACGAGGTGTATGAGGCTGGACTCACCAACGACGAGTTCGCGGCGGAGATCCGCTCTCGCGGCCTCTCACCGGGTGGTCTCCGGTACTTCTACCCCGACCCGGCGGACCCCGGAGCCACGAGGGTGCTGGAGGACAAGTTGAAGATCCGGCACAAGAGCGGGACCGGCGGCGAACTCAAGTGGCGCATCGACGCCATCCGCCGGGCACTCAAGGTCCGCAACACCCACCTGCCGGAGGGCGACCCCGCTCGCATCCCGATGCTGCAGATCGACCGCAAGTGCGAGAAGACGATCAACGACATGCTGAACTACAAGTACCCGGAGAAGAAGTCGCAGCAGACCGACACCAACGCGCCGGAGAACCCGATGAAGAAGGACGACCACGGGCCTGAGGCTCTGGGCCGGTTCTTCGCTGGTCGGTTCGGGACGCCGGGCAAGCAGCGGAAGGCTCGCGCCACCAAGAGCAACGTCGCTGCGTGACCGGTCCGGTATCGTAGCCTGTAGCCGACTAGGAGAGGACCACCATGGACTTGACGCCGTACTCGTCCGTGAAGCCGCTGATGGGTCCTCTGGACCAGTGGCTCACCGCAGAGGACGCCGAGCGTCTCCAGGCGTACGCTGTGTACGAAGGCATCTACCGGAACACCCCGCAGGTGTTCAAGTTGGTGCAGCGTGGAGACGAGCAGAACCCGATTTACCTCCCGTCCGCCAAGACGATCATCGAGGCGAAGAACCGATACCTGGCCAAGCGGTGGAACTACGCCATCGTGCCGGGTCTGGGGACGGACCAGGAGCGGGCCGCTCTGGCGTTCGCTCTGGAGTCCCTGTTCCGCCGGGAGATCATCCGGACGAAGTTCGCCACGCAGAAGCGCTGGGGTCTCGTCCGGGGCGACCAGGTCTGGCAGATCGTGGCCGACGAGGACAAGCCCGAGACCCGGCGGCTGTCGGTGTACGAGGTGGACCCGGCGTCCTACTTCCCCATCTACGACCCGTGGAACCCCGACAAGATCATGGGAGTCCACCTGGTGGACCCGGTGATCAACTCCGGCGGCAAGACCGTCATCAAGCGCCAGACGTACCGCAAGACCGAGACCGGACGCATCTCGTACGAACTGTCGTGGTGGGAGGCCGGGGCCTGGGACGATCGTGACCCGGACATCAAGTTGAAGAAGGTCACCGGCAAGGAGATCCCCGAGGGCGACCACAACGAGCCGGATTCGTACCTGCTGCCCGAGGACATCAAGGCCCTCCCGGTCTACCACATCAAGAACAACCGGGTCACCGGACAGCCGTACGGCACCTCCGACCTTGCTGGATTCGAGACTCTGATCTCCGGCATCAACCAGACGATCTCGGACGAGGACCTCACCCTCGCTCTCCAGGGCCTCGGCCTGTACTGGACGAACTCCGGCCCGCCGGTGGACGAGAACGACGAGGAGACCAACTGGAAGTTCGGCCCCGGCTGGGTGCTGGAGATCGACGAGGACTCCACGTTCGGTCGGGTGTCCGGGGTCGGCACGGTGGAGCCGATGCTGTCCCACATCGGGAAGTTGGAGTCCTCGATGCGGGAGGCGTCCGGCGTCCCCAACATCGCCGTCGGCAACGTGGATGCCCAGGTGGCCGAGTCCGGCATCGCTCTGGCATTCCACATGGCCCCGATCCTCGCTGGGAACGAGGAGAAGGAGGGGGAGATCCTCGGGGTCATGGACCAGATGCTGTTCGACCTGGTCACGATGTGGTTCCCGGCCTTCGAAGGGCTCGACACCAAGGCCCGTGCAGTGTCCACCGTGGACGACCCGCTCCCGATCAACCGCAAGGCGGTGCTGGACGAAGTCACCCAGATGCTCGGCACCGACCCGCCGTTGATCTCGACCGAGTACGCTCGTGTCATTCTCCAGGAGAAGTTGGGATACGACTTCCCCACGGAGATGGCGGGAGCCATTGTCACGGAAGCCCAGAACATGGCCGACGCTCGGGCCGTGGATCCGTTCGCTGCCCGTGTCAAGTTCGAGTTGGACCAGGAGGAGAACGGCAGTGGCGAGTAAGCGACCGACGAGCCTCAAAGTCGGGTGGATGGACTTTGAGGTCCGGTACCTCGACGACGAGGAGTGGAGGGCTGACCCGGCTCTCAGCGAGGGAGACGGCGGGCAGTGCGACGGCGCGGCTGCGGTCATCTCGGTCCGGCTGGCCGAGGGCCAGCACGACATCCACGTCAAGGAGATCCTGCTCCACGAGACCCTCCACGCGTGCTTCTACGCCAGTGGCATCACGATCAACGACGACCTCCGGATCTACCCGGACATCGAAGAGGGCGTCGTTGCTCGGGTCGCCCCGTTCATGCTCGGTGTCCTGCGCGACAACCCGGACCTGGCTACGTTCCTGACTGCGAAGTAGCCTGCTATGGCAGAGAGCCCTCTGATCACGTATCTCAGGCTGCAGAGAGCCCTGGACCGTGACGTCCTGGCCATGCTCCGGACGACCTACGCTTCTGTCAGTGCTGAACTCCACCGGCTGCAGACCAGGTCAGGCATCGGAGCCAGGGTCCGGGAGGACCAACTCCGCATGACGTTCGTGGCGATCAACCGGGATCTCTCGGCCTACTGGGCAGCCGTGGGAGACATCGTCCAGTCCCGACAGTACGCTGCAGCCGCTGCCTCAGCAGAAGCGATGTGGAACAGTCCCAACCTCCGCCTCGTGATGCCACAGCAGGACATCGACTACCTGCTGCGTTCTGCGAAAGAGTCTGCCCAGCAGTCGCTGAAGGTCGCTCTGGAGCGGGTGTCTGGGTCTTCGTACGTCTCTCTGGCGGAGTCGGTCTACAACAACCAAGCCCTGACCTCCGGCAAGATCGACGATATCGTGAACGCTGCCCTCGGCCGGGGAGCCTCGGCAGCGGAGTTGGCCAGGGACGTCCGAGCCTACATCAACCCCAACGTCCGAGGTGGAGTCCGGTACGCGTCGATGCGGCTCGGCCGGACGGAACTCAACAACGCCTTCCACGCGGGCCAGGTTCGGTCTGCCCAGGAGTGTCCGTGGACGACCGGGGTGCTGTGGAACTTGTCCGGGTCGCACCCGAAGCCCGACGAGTGCAATACCTATGCTGATGAAGTCCACTTCGAGGGAGGGGATCCGGGGGTCTTCCGACCCAGCGAGGTTCCCGAGAAGCCTCACCCGAACTGCCTGTGTTTCTGCACGCCAGAGACCGTGTCTCGCCAGGTATTCATCTCTCAGTTCAACTCCGGAGCGTACGACTCTGTCATCGACCAGATGATCCGCGACGGCGGCATGACGATCCGGTAGTCCGGCTCGCCGGAAAGAGGTACTACCCCGACCCCACCGTCTGTAGGGTATGCTTCCGGTTGACACAAAGTCCGTCACGACCAGGAGGTCACGGAAGATGGGGCTGAGCCTCGCAGAAGCCGCAGTTCGCGGCACCACGTTCCCGACCATCGCCGAGCAGAAGCAGTCGCTCCTGGCGGCAGGCGACACCGAGGGCCTCATCGCTCTCAACAACTCCCTCTTCGGGAGCGCCACCATGATGGCCAAGGGGGACGACGCTGACGACGACGGAGACGACGACGATGACGAAGGCGACGACGATGACGACGCCGACGACGATGACGACGACTCCGACGACGACGACGAGGACGAGGACGACAAGGGGAAGCGCAAAAAGCAGGACCCCCGCGACGTCCGGATCCAGGAGTTGAGCGCCGAAGCCAAGAAGCGTCGCGTGAAGGCCCGCGAACAGCGGGAGCGGATCGCGGAACTCGAGGCCGAGAACACTCGACTCAAGGGCAAGTCCAAGGGCAAGGAGAAGGAAGAGGACGACGAGGATGACTCGGAGTCCGAGGACCTGAAGGCCGAGAGGGAGAAGAACAAGACCCTCGAGGCCCGGCTGCAGCAGCAGACGCTCCGCACGGAGTTCAACGACATTCTCTCCAACCCCAAGACCAAGGTCAAGTTCATCGACCCCAAGGCTGCGTTCCGGCTCGTCGACCTCGACGATGTCGAGGTCGACGAGGACGGCGATGTCGAGGGCATGGAGGACGCGATCAAGGATCTCGCCAAGTCGCACCCGTACCTTCTCGTGAAGGAGAAGGACGATGACGACGATGACGACGATGACGACAAGCCCCGTCGCCGGAAGACCGGTCAGCGGACCGGCGGGACGCGGAAGAAGGGTCAGCCCAACCGCGACGCGCTGATCAAGAAGTACGGCATCAAGCGCTGATCATCAGCAACATCAACCATCGAAGGAAGGATCATCATCGTGGCTCGCTACGACAAGTATGACCCGATCTCCGGTGGCTTCCGAGCGCCGCTCGCGGCCGACTGGGGAAGCGGTGACGTGGGCCAGGTCCGCGCCGTTACCCTGGACGGCAACGGTCGTGTCGTGAAGGTCGCCGCCGCAGACACGGCCGAGGCCGCGCTCGTCATCGACCAGCCCAAGGCTGCCGGGGACATCGTGGACTGCATGACCGCCGGAGAGATCGTGGAGGTCGGCCTCGCTGCCGGCACCGTGTACTACTCCAAGTCCGACGCGACGTTGGAGACCGCTGCTCCGGCTGCGGGCGCCAACAAGGTCAAGATCGGTCGCACCGTCGAGGCCGACCGCCTCGTCGTTCGCGTCCAGAAGGTGCAGGGTGCGTGATGAACATCTCTCTCGCCAAGCACGCCGCTCTGTCGGCCGGTGACCTCAAGACCCTCCTGGGTCTCAACCGTGGCATCTACGGCAACATGCAGATGATGGCGCGGGGCTACAACGCCTCCGCGGACGTCCTGACGCAGACCGCCGATGGCCGCGATCTCAACGAGATCTGGAATGAGTTCCAGGCCACCGTCGCGATCCAGAACGAGGAGCGCCAGCGGATCATCGACCTGCTGACCTTCCCGGTGACCCAGGTCATCGAGGACGTCCCGCAGTTCGGCACCGAGGACTTCGAGGAGGCGTCGGAGTACGGCGTCCCGAAGGGCATCCGCCCCGAGGCCGACGTGCTGTCCCTCGGCTACACCTTCAAGTGGTACGACATCGCCAACCGCTTCACCTGGCAGTTCCTCGCGGAAGCCAGCGCGCAGCGGGTCGAGGCCGTCCACCAGCAGGTTCTGGACGCGGACAACCGTCTGCTCTTCAAGGAGGTCATGCGGACGCTCTTCCGGAGCACCAACCGCACCGCCTCCATCAAGGGTCAGAACTACAACGTGTACACGTTCTGGAACGCCGACGGCACCGTGCCCCCGGCCTACAAGGCGAACACGTTCGACGGCACCCACACCCACTTCCGGATCTCCGGTGGCGCGACCATCGTGTCGGGCGACCTGGACGAGATCGTGGATGACTTCAAGAGCCACGGCTATTCGGCCGAGAACGGCTCGACGATGTTCGCCCTCGTGAACGTCACGGAAGCCAACACCATCCGGTCCTTCCGGGTGGCCACGGGTGCTCGGTACGACTTCATCCCCGCGCAGGGTCAGCCCGGTCTGATCATCCCCGCGCAGGACCAGTTGCTCGGAACGGGTCAGGCCGCCAGCACCTTCCGGGGGATGAACGTCATCGGCTCCTACGGTCCGCTCCTCATCATCGAGGAGGACTACGTGCCCCCGGCCTACGTCGTGGCGCTCGTGTCCGGCGGCGAGGCCAACATCCAGAACCCGATTGGTCTGCGCGAGCACTCCAACGCGGGTCTCCGGGGCCTCCGCCTCGTCAAGGGTCGTGAGAACGACTACCCGTTGATCGACTCGTACTACGTCCGGGGCTTCGGCACCGGCGTTCGCCAGCGTGGCGCGGGTCTGGTCATGCAGATCAAGGCCTCGGGGTCGTACGCGGCTCCGGCCAACTACGCCTGATCGGAGGATCTGACATGGCTCGAGAGTTCGATGGCCCGCTGAGCAAGTCCGACATCGAGTGGCTGAAGGCTCGGTACCCCGAGTCCTACGTCGCCCGCATGGTCGACTTGCATGGGCTCAAGAAGGGCAAGAAGTCCCAGGAGCCCGACACCTCTGGGGACGCCGGAGACGGCTCCTCGAAGGGCGAGGGCACCGAAGGCGAGGGCCAGGTCCCCGAGGGCACCGAGGGAGCCGGAGACGGCTCCGAGGGCACCGGCGACGAGGACCTGATCGGCAACCCCAACGGGGACCCGAGCGGCGACGAGGAGTTCGACGTGGTCGGCTCCACGGAGGCCGAGGTCAAGACCTGGGCGGAGAGCGCCAGCGACGAGGACAAGGCTTCGGCCTTGGCTGCGGAGCAGGCTCGCACCGACCGGGAGCCCCGCAAGGGCGTCGTCAGCCTGCTGGCCTGATCAGCACCAACAACGGGAGAGGCCCGGCCCACAACGGGTCGGGCCTCTTTCGCTACCTGAGGAGGACACGTGGCTGAGGAGGCCCAGATCGCCGAACTCCGGCGACTGATCAACGAGCCGGTCAACGCCGAGCCCTGGACGGATGAATACCTCTCCGGCAGGATCGACGGATGGTCCGGCACCATGAACGCGCTCGCCGCTTCCCTGTGGCGAGAGAAGGCAGCGACCTACACTGAACTGGTCGACATCCAGGAAGGCAACTCCAACCGGAAGTTGTCGCAGTTGTACAGCCAGGCCCTCAAGATGGCAGACGGGCTGGACGGCGGATCCGACAGCGGAGCCGGTCCGGGTGGCCGACGGGTGTCTCGCACCCGACCGATCGAACGGATGTGACATGCCGGTCCCTAGTCTCGCCATCAACCGGAAGTTGACCAAGGCGTTCATCGACGCCAACCCCGTCACCCTCGTCCTCACTCCCCGGACGAGGGAGAAGAAGCCTGCCGGGGGATGGGCCTGGAAGGAGGGCTCTCCGCGTGCTCCCCAGGTGATGACGCTGATCGAGCAGACCGGGCTCTCTGGCCAGCCGAAGCCGGTCGTCACTGTCGACGGTGTGGAGCGTCGGGTCGAGTTCGAACTGCTTTCCGAGTGGGACGCCGGGCTCGCGGCCGGAGACGTCTACTCCTACCAGGGCAAGGACTGGGAGGTGGTGGAACTGTGGATCGACAACGGCTACGAGAAGCGGGCCATGGTGGTTGCCCGTGGCTAGTGGGGGACGGTCCCAGATCGTCTGGGACGACCGTGCCCTCGTCAACAAGTTGCAGACCTTCAACGCTCGGGCCGACAGGTTCATCACGGCGGCGACGGCCTACCACGCAACGCGGGCCGTGGCCTACGCTCGTCAGAACGCTCCCTGGGCGGACCGCACCACCAATGCTCGGAACGGTCTGTTCGCTCGGGCAGAGCGGGATGCCCCGGTCTATCGCATCATCATCGGCCACTCTGTTCCGTACGGTGTGTGGCTCGAGGTACGATGGTCGGGACGCTACCAGATCATCAGGCCCACCGTGGACCACGAGGGACCGGAACTGATGCGAACGGTCCAGGCAATGTACCAGAAGATGTTCAGGAGTTGACATGGCTGCAGCCAAGAGCGCGGTGACCAAGGCGGTCCAGGCGGAGCGGGAGAAGGCTTCCGCCCTCGACCTGCGTCGCCAGAAGCAGATCGCCAACCAGATCGACATCATCAACCGTCTAAGCGACCAGGGTGGCTACGACGACGTGATGCAGGACCTCGTGGCGCGACTCACGGAGGCCCAGGCCGCTCTGAACGAGGCCAAGGCCGAGATCTCCCGTCTCCAGGCCGAGAAGGCCGGAGGCTGACATGTCAGCCCGTGCAGCGCTCCAGACGCTCCTCGAGGGCGACTCGGTCCTCTCCACCATCGGAGTCGGCGCGGTGTACCCCACGAACTCGGTGGACACGCCGGACGAGGACCTCTTCATCATCATCCGCTGGGACCCGACCAACGTGGCCTTCGGTTCGCACGGCACCGACCGCTTCACTGTCTGGGCCCACGACAAGGAGAAGGACTACGGGCGCATCACCCAGATCCTGAACCATCTGCGGGACCTGATCCCGGCCCAGACGCACCTCGTCGGAGACGACGGATGGGTGCTGACGACGGCCTCCTGGCTCGGCGAGGGACCGGACCTCTACGACGGTGGATACGAAACGCTGACCCGGTACGCCGACTTTCAGGCAGTTTCACGCTACGATTCTTCTGGAGTATAGTTCTCCAAGATCGAGAGGAGCCATCATGGCTGAGCAGTCCGGCGGGGACAACAAGGGACCCGCCAAGACCCAGAAGGCGATCAAGTACGTTGGCACCGCCGATGTGCGAGAGATCACGAAGGCCCAGTGGGCCAACATCGGCGTCGACGACCAGGACAAGACCGTCTGGGACGCCACGAACGGCTTCACCATCCTGGAGAAGGACCTCTCGAAGAAGGCGCTGGCCTACTTCGAGAAGGATTCCGGCTTCAAGCAGGTCGACGTCGAGGCCTGAGGCCAACCCCATGGACCTGCGTTGCACAGCGAAGAAGCACGGCGAACTCGATGAAGCGTTCATCGAGTTCAAGTGCTCCTCTCGTTTCTGTGGTGCAGGTCCAGGCGTCGTGGTGATCCATCGCTTCGACGCTTCAACAGGCGAACTGCGGGAGACCCTTCAGTTCAAGGATCCAGGAAGGAAGGGGAGTCACCATGGCTCTCGGAACGGCACTGCCGTACGGACTGCGTGACGTCAAGTTGACGCCGTACTCCGACTCCGGTTCGACGACGCTCGGAACCGCCGTCGATCTGCCCAATGCCCGTACCCTCTCGTTCAGCGAGGCGGAGGAGTTCACCGAACTCCGGGGCGACGACAAGGTCGTCACGACCCGAGGCCAGGGTGCCTCGGTGGAGTGGGACCTCGAGGCCGGTGGTCTCTCGTTCGAGGCCCTCAAGGTGCTTGCCGGCGGCACCATCACCGAGTCGGGGACGACCCCGGCCCAGGTGGAGACCTTCAAGAAGAAGGTGACGGACGCCCGTCCCTTCTTCCAGGTCGAGGGCCAGGTCATCTCGGACTCGGGTGGAGACGTGCACTGCATCCTCCCCCGCTGCCGCGTGACCGGGAACATCGAGGGTGAGTTCTCCGACGGGAACTTCTTCCTCACGTCCGGTTCGGGTGCGGCGCTGCCGTCCCTCAAGACCGGTGACGAGGACACCCTCTACACGTTCCTCCAGAACGAGACCGCCACCGCGATCGCCTGATCGCGGTTCAACCGTACGAGGACACTAGGAGCACTAGGATGCCGTCCAGCACCAAGAAGAAGCCGCAGGACCACAAGCCCAAGAAGACGACCAAGAAGCGGCCCGAGCCCAGCACGGCTCAGCCGATCCCCCAGGTCGAAGACCCCACCTCCAAGTACGCTCCCGACGCCTGGATTTCCGGCGGCGTGGGTGGCATGGAGGATCTCACCGTGCCGTCCGGCCAGTTGTGCCTGGTCCGGCGTCCGGGGATGGAAGGTCTGATGAAGGCCGGGGTCCTCCACAACGTCGACTCCCTCTCGCAGATCGTGAACGAGAAGCACCTCAAGCGGGTGTCCGGCAAGAAGACGGACGAGATCGACATGTCCTCGCTCATGCAGGACGACGAGGGCATGGAGCAGGTCACCAGCGTCATCGACAAGGTGATCTGCCACGTGGTGGTCAAGCCGGAGATCCACCGTGCCCCCAACGACGTCACTCTTCGTCGTCCGGGGGTGGTCTACACCGACATGGTCGACATCGTGGACAAGATGTTCATCTTCAACTTCGTCGTGGGTGGGACCCGCGACCTCGAGCGGTTTCGTGGAGGACTCGACGCTCTTGTGGGAAGCATGGAAGATGGCGAAGGCGTACACGACGAGGCCTAGCACCATCTACGCGATCCGGGACGAGGTCACGGCCTGGTCCTTCGACAAGGCAGTGTACATGTTCGGATCGCAACTTGAAGCAGAACTGAAGAACGCAGCCCACGGAGCCAAGTCTGGCTCCCAGGCGAACAGCAGACGCCAACGAGCACTCTCCAAGTGGCTCGGAGGCAAGCAGCAGTTCAAGGACCCGGTCGCGTCGGGTCAAGGCGCAGTGACGTCGAAGGGATCCGGACCCGTATCTCTCTAGACGACGAAAGGACGTCACTGTGTCGGACTACAACCTCGGAACTGCTCGTGGCGTCATCGAGATCGAGTACAAGGGCGACGGCGCCAAGCAAGCCTCGAAGGACCTCCGGGGAACCGGAAGCGCAGCGACTGACGCAGACCAGCGAATGCGCAAGGCCTCCACCGGGATGGCCGTGGCCGGAGCGGTCATCGCCGGTGGTCTGGCTCTCGCCGTCAACAGCGCGGCCGACTTCGAGAAGCAGTTGTCGAACGTCCAGGCGGTCTCCGGAGCGTCCGCGGACGAGATGGAAGTCCTGCGCAACAAGTCCCTCCAGTTGGGCAAGGACACGGCGTTCTCCGCCTCCGAGTCCGCCATGGCGATCGAGGAACTCGTCAAGGCTGGTGTGTCCGTCCAGGACGTCATGGCCGGTGCGGCCGACGCCACCGTCAACCTTGCTGCCGCTGGCGAGATCTCCATGCCGGAGGCAGCGGCGATCGCCTCCAACGCGATGAACCAGTTCGGCCTGGCCGCGAAGGAACTCCCCAAGGTCGCCGACAACATCGCTGGCGCGGCCAACGCCTCCGCCATCGACGTCAAGGACTTCGGCTACTCGCTGTCCCAGGTCGGTGCGGTTGCCAACCTGGCCGGTGTCACGTTCGAGGACACCGCCACCGCCATCGCCCTCATGGGCAACGCGGGCATCAAGGGCTCGGACGCCGGTACGTCGCTCAAGTCGATGTTCATGCGGCTCCAGCCGACCACCAAGAAGCAGGCCGAGTTGATGCAGGAACTTGGCATCATCACGGAGGATGGTGCCAACAAGTTCTACGACGCCGAGGGCAACATGCGGAGCATGGCTGACGTCAGCCAGACGCTCCAGGACGCTCTCAAGGGCATGTCGAAGGAGCAGCAGCAGGCTACACTCACGACCCTGTTCGGGGCGGACGCCATCCGCGGTGCTGCGATCCTGGCCAACAACGGAGCCGAGGGCTTCGGCAAGATGGCTGACGCCATGGGCAAGGTCACCGCAGCCGACGTGGCTGCGACCCGCATGGACAATCTTGAGGGATCGATCGAGCAGTTGAAGGGCTCCCTCGAGACCCTGATGATCATGATCGGTACGCCGCTGCTGAACGGCATCCGAGGGATCGTCGACGGACTGACTGGGTTCCTCGACATTGTCCTCAGCATCCCCGGTCCGATCCTTGAGGCCATCACGGTCTTCGCAGCGATGCTCGCTGGGCTGCTCCTCCTCGTGAGCGGGTTTATGAAGGTCCGGCTCGCCATCCAGGCGATGCAGGCCGGACTGCTGCTGTTCACCGGCCCGATCCTCCTCGTCATCGCCGCCATCGCTGCCCTGGTCGCGGCGTTCGCATACTTCTACAAGAACAACGCCAAGTTCCGGGCCTTCGTGCAAGAGATGGCTTCCGCACTGAAGGACCTGTTCGGCCAGGCGATCGAGTGGATCGTGCCGAAGTTGAAGGAGTTCGGTCAGTTCTTGATGACCGTCTTCCAGGCTTCGTTGCCCTACATCAAGCAGTTCGGCGACTTCCTGGTGTCGGCGTTCAACGCCATCCTCCCCTACATCCAGAAGGTCATCTCGTTCATGAGCGAGTTGGCCGGGATCTTCATGGACGAGGTAGTCCCGGTCATCCAGGAGGTCGCAGGTACGATCCTCGACTCCCTGGTCGGGGCATTCAACAAGGTCGTACCCGAGATCATGCCGATGATCGAGGCGGTGAAGGACTTCGTCTCCTCCATCCTGGATCTGGGTAAGGCCATCATGGGGACCCCGGCCTTCCAGTTCCTGATCGACGTCTTCCAGACCATCGCCCAGATGTTCGTGGGGACGATCCTCCCGCTGCTGGTCCGGGTCGGCGGGGTGTTCTACAACGTCTTCGTCCAGGTGCTGGGCACCGCGCTCCAGACCGCACTGGCCGTCATCCGGAACGTGTTCGGCATCTTCTCCGGGATCATCAAGATCTTCACGGGCCTTCTCACCGGCAACTGGTCGAAGGCCTGGGAGGGCGTGAAGCAGGTCCTGCGGAGCGCCGTTGGAGTCATCGGGGCCGTCCTCCGGGGCCTGCTCTCCACCGCTGGATCGATCCTCAAGGGCCTCGGCAACCTCCTGCTCGCCGGGATCAAGGCCATCCCCGGCATGCTGAAGGGTGCGGGAGGCCTGTTCCTCTCGGCCGGTAAGTTCCTGATCAACGCCTTCGCCGATGGAATGAAGAGTGCTGCCGGGATCATCGAGGGCATCGCCTCCAACGTGTGGAACTTCGTCCGCGGACTTCTCAACGGAGCCATCAGCAGGATCAACCGGGCGCTCGAGTTCACCATCGACCCTCCCGGCCCCGGCAAGGTGACGATCAACCCGCCGGACATCCCGGCCCTCGCCAAGGGTGGCGTGCTCACCGCACCCACCATGGCCTGGGTGGCGGAAGCCGGTCACGATGAGGCCGTCATCCCGCTTCGGGACCTCTGGCGCCAGATGGACCAGGTCTACCGAGCCGGTCAAGTGGCTATCGTAGACTCTGACAGCCTGCCTCGCGGCCGAACGGCCAGTTCAGGCTCCAACGGTGACTCCGGGCGCTCCCGGCTCGTCCAGGGGACGCTCCGGCTGGATCCGTCGGGCCGGGCCTTCATCGAGGGCGTCGCCCAGGACGTGTATGATGACAACGAGGACCAGACCACGACGATGAGCAGGATGAGCGGACGCCGATGACTACCAAGACCGTCACTAACGGATACGACTCTTACGTCGCCCAGAAGACGCCCACTGCCAACTTCTACAGCCAGTCTGTCCTTCGGGTTCAGGCGAAGGCGTCCTACAACCAGTTGTCGTACCTGTACTTCTCCCTCCCCTTCCCTCGGGGAGTGACGATCCAGTCGGCCAAGTTGATCATGACGCAGTACACGCCGCACACCACAGGCAAGTCGGTGCACGTCGCTCGGGTGTCGGCCTCGTGGGCTCAGAACAAGATCAACTACAACAACGACCCCGGCATCACCGGCACGGCGTCCAGTCTCACCAAGGGATCGACGGCGAACCTGACCCAGTGGGAGTTCGACGTCACGGCCCACATGCAGTTGGTGGCGAACGGCTCCCCGTGGTACGGCTGGCGCATGTACACCAACACCGCCACCCAGATGCAGTTCATCTCCATGAACAGCGTCTCCGTGGGGTATCGACCCCGGCTCGAGGTCACCTGGAGCGACGCCCCGGACCAGCCGGACAACCTCCAGCCCGCTGGGGGACGTGCGGTGTCCAAGACCAAGCCGACGTTCTCGTTCCACTACAACGACCCGTCCGGCGAGGACGGCATCCAGTCCGTGCAGGTCCAGGTTGCCACGACGTCTGCTCTTCTGACGGCCAACACTCCGGACATCTGGAACCCCGGTGCGATCGCGACGGACTCCGCCTCCATCGACGGCAACGCCGAGGGCATGCCTGCTCTCACGAACGGATCCACGTACTGGTGGCGCGTCCGTGTCACGGATGACTCCGGCCAGACCTCGTTCTGGTCTCTGCCGGAGTCCTTCTCCATCCAGTCCAAGGGTGCGCTGAACGCGAAGGTCGACGGCGGGGTCAACATGCTCAGTCAGATCCCGGTAGTGTCGTGGACGTTCACCGGTCAGACCCAGAAGCACTACCAGGTCATCGTGCTCCGTTCGGACGACCCTCTCGACAAGGTCTGGGACTCTGGGAAGTTGACGAGCACGGCCACGGCTGTGAATCTCCCCATCGGCGTCGTGAAGAAGGACACCGACCAGTTCCGTTTCATCGTCCGGATCTACGACCAGCACAACCGGCAGGCTGGGCCGGGGGATCCGGTCTACGTTGAGCAGGTCATTGACTCTGTCGTGGCCTACGACTCCGGTACGGCAGGGATCGACACCTTGGGAGGCATCTCGGACCCGGCCTTCCCGTACTTCGATCTCACTTGGACGGACGACGTTGTGGCGGACTGGTACCAGATCCAGCGACGCGTCCAGGGGGAGACCGCCTGGTCGTATGGCTCGGAACTCATCGACCCGGACTCCCACGCGACCCCCACTCCGAACCAGTTCACCTACTCGGACCACGGCGCTGCCATGTACAAGGACTTCCAGTGGAGGATCGTCCCCATCCGGGCCGGGAAGCAGTCCCAGTCGAACACTTCCACCAACGGTCGTGTACGCCGTCTGGCCCCCATGCTCCTCACCCCGGACAAGACCAAGGTCGTAGCCTTTGCGAACGCCGAGCGGGACCGGACGACCGGTGACATCCAGGACGTGGTTCCGGTGCTGGCCGGTCCCCCGGTTCTGTTCACCCAGTTCATCGGAGGAGACCAGGGTCACCTTGAAGGGGTCCTCGCGGACCACTTCCTGCCGGGCTACACCGGCAAGCAGATGTTCGAGTGGATGAAGTGGTTCCGCAAGAATCCCGGCATCCCTCTGAAGTTGTTCATCGCGGACGAGTCCCTCAACGTCGCCATCTACAACGTGGAGTACGACACGCTCGTGGACGGTGAGGGCCTGTACTACGCCGCCTCCTTCGATTGGGTGGCCATCTAGTGATCGACCTCGGACTCACCCCGGCCAAGCGCAAGCAACTGCTGCGCCTTCTCCACACGCCGCACATCATCCGGATGGCGGTGCTCGTTCAGACTCTCCAGGAGCAGTACACCGTTGACCTCTCGCCCTACCTGATGGCAGGGCAGATCAACATCCGCTCTAAGGAGCAGGTGACCCGTTCGGCTGACCTGACGATCTTTGACCCGTTCCGCCGGATCCAGTTGGACCCCAACGATCCGAGCAAGATCTCCATCGGCATGGCAGACCTCGTCAAGATCGTGTACGTCGTCACTGACCCGGTCACGAAGGAGTCGTTCAACATCCCGGTCTTCTGCGGGCCGGTGGACGACGTCCAGCGGGACGCCACCACGTTGAAGATCACGTGTGTTGGCAAGGAGTCGCTGGCCATCGGGAACTCCTACGTCGGCAAGATCTACAAGAAGGGTACCAAGAAGACCGACGTCATCAAGCACATCCTCCGGAACGTCATCGGGGAGAACCGATACCAGGTCCCTGATCTCAAGGCGAAGTTGCCGGCAGACTGGCGCCTGTCCCAGGGCGACATTCCTTGGGACCAGGCCAAGCGTCTGGCCTCGAGCCTCGGCTACCAGTTGTTCTACGACGGTCGAGGCGTCTGCCGTATGCGGGTCCCCGGTGGGAAGGCTGTACACACCTTCGACAACTACTGGGTGAGCGACTCCCCCGACATCGACTGGTCGACGGATGGTGTGATCAACACGGTGATCGTCAAGGGAGGTAAGCCGAAGAAGGCGAAGAAGAACGTCTCCTACACCGCCATCGCTGCGGCAAGCCACGCGCTCTCGCCCCAGCGCCTTGGCCGGAACGGGATCCCCCGGCACCTGTACACGGTGATCGAGAACAGCGGACTTCTCTCCGTAGCCGAGTGCAAGACGTTGGCGGTGCAGACTCTGAACCGGGGCCTCGTCCTCGGCTTCCAGGCGCAATGGGACGGACTCCCGATGCCGCTCCTGGAGGAAGGGGACATGGTCCACATCAGTGCCCACGGCCTGAACGCCACCGTCGCTCTGAACGACTTCTCCATCCCTCTGGTCATCGGAACGGCGTCGTACGGGTACAACCGGAACGTCGGTGCGCGCGGCGGGCAGCGCGGGATCAGCCGAGGGCAGTATCGTTCGTACTCGAAGAAGCGCAGCCAGTGGGCAGCGCAGATCCGGAAGGTCGATCGGGCCGCAGCGAAGCGGAAGGCTGCAGCAGCCAAGAGGCGTGAGAAGCGGAAGAAGAGGAAGAAGGGCAAGAAGTGACGAGTTCGGTTGCGAGGGTCGTTTCGGTAGTCACCAATCCCGCAGGTTCCTCCCTCCGGGAAGAGGCTCTCGCTGGTCACACCGTCCTTCAGGTCGAAGACGCTGCGGACTTCAACGAGGAGGGCGGATCCATCCTCCTGGAGGACAGCACCGTCCTGACCTATACCGAGGCCGACACCGAAGAGGACACCCTGACTCTCGCTGCCCCTCTCGCTGTTGACGTGTGGGTCACCGGCGATCCGGACGGAGACAACGACTACTTCATCTCCGTGTACCCCGGTTCCACGGAGATGAAGGCGGTCGTGGTCTTCGAAGACGACAACGACGAGGGTCTCCAGGCTGTCGTCCCTCTCGAGTTGCAGGGTTACTTCGAAGAGGGTATCCGGGACGGCCAGGACCGAGAGGCTGTCACGGTTGACGACGAGACCGGCGAGTGGCGGGTGGTGGAGGTCGCAGACGAGAAGGCCCTCCGGGGAGACCGGATCAATCCGGTGGGCCTCCCCAACCCTGTCCCGGTCTTCCCTCCATTGATCAGCCCGGCCCCCACGGTGTACGGGACGGTTGATTCTCTCGTCATCACGGTGGACAACCAGGTTGTGGAGCCGGGCACGACGGTCGACTACCACATCTCGACCGCAGAAGACTTCAACGCAGACATGACGACCCTGGTCCTGTCGACCAAGCAGACCGTGGTAGTCGTCAACACTCTGACGGACGGGTCTCCGCTTGTGCTCGACACGACGTATTACGTCCGCACGGTCGCCCATAACGAGGCCGGGACGGCGGTCCAGTCCACGCAGACCGCGGGCATGTTGGACCCCTCCAACGTCTCCCAGATCGTCGCTGCGCAGGTCGTTGCTGGATTCGTGTTGGCCGGGTCGATCCAGGTGGGAGACATCACCATCAACCCGGAGGACGGGATCGTCATCGAGTCCCCGGCAGGCCACACCAAGTTGGCGGCCGACGGATCAGGCAACCAGTTCGCGGGGCAGGGAGTCTTCGATGCGATCAACGTCCTCGGGAACCTCGGCATCTACGGAATCACGAACTTCTTGGCTGGCAAGTTGTCCATCAACAAGGGCGTCACGGACCCGGCTTCAATGCCGATACTCACTTCCCGGTACGAGAGGGGTCCGTTTGCTGCGGGGTTCCTCCGGCGCGGGTTGTGCAAGGCCATCAACAATGTGTGGATCACCACGGATTCCGTGGTGGACAACGGGAACATCCAGGGGTGGACGTTTGACGGCAACCCTGTGTTCGTAGGAGCGGACCTCCCCACAGGCAACGTTCCTGTGGGCGGAGTAACGCGGATTGGGAATGTCTTCTATGCGCTGGCTCGTGCCAAGAACACGAATTCCTACAAGATCTTCCGGTATGACGCCTCCGCGCTCGTTGGCGGGAAATATCCGTACCTCGGAGCCTCTGGAGTAGTTCTCACTGGTCCGACTTCCTACCCGATGATCGGTACGGACCTGTCCGGGAACCTGTTGATGGCGTACACGAATACGTCAGGACTGAACGTCCGTCGGTTGAACCCTTCGACGTTTGCAGTGGTTGGGGCGACCTACCTGCATGGAGCATGGAGTTCCACCATCAATATCGCTTCTATCCAAGAAGTCGTCCTTGGAGGGTCTACTCGAATCGTCGCTTCCTGGGACAGTGCACACTACGTGTTCAGCATCTCGGGAACCAACCTTGTACGTCAGACGGCTCAGGAGTGGCCCCGTGCTTCTTCCGGCGTGAGTGGACTCTTCCACGACGGTACGACCTTCACGATGATGGCGAACGCTTCGGGCTTCTGGTACTACACCAACAACTCCGGGACGTGGGACTTCGCGTACTCGTGGTTCGACAGTGACTCCGGAGGGACGGGCATTGCGGAGACGAAGCCTGGTCCGAAGCGAACGATCGCACCTACGAAGTACGCTCAGTGGGTCGTGTCACTCCCCTCGGCTCCCCCGGACGACGGAACGACGGACGGAGCCAACACTGCCAAGATCTACGCCGCGCCGAGCGGCTCCGCGCTCGTCTGCCAGACCACCTTGGCGGAAGGTGTTCTGTCTGCCACCTACACTGCGATGGCGACGTCTGGGGACGCTCCCAAGGTCGTGAACGAGTTCTCCACCCGGCTGGGAGCCGTCGGTGACATCACGTCCGTCGAGTCGGACGGAGACGGACCTCTCATCACGCTGAAGGGCGACGGCTCAGGCCGGGTGGGTCCGTACATCTGGGGAACCCAGGGCATCCCCGCTGGGGGTCTTCCGGCAAGGCTCTCCGCGGTGGCTTCAGTAAACCACACCGGGAACTCCACCACGGGTACGTGGCAGCCTACCAACTCGACGTCCGGGGCGTGGGTGGCCTTCGTGGCTCCTCCGAGCGGCAAGGTGGAAGTCAAGATCGGGGCGTACATCCGCCCCAACGCCGACGGTAACGGATGCTTGATGGATGCAGAGGTCCGGACTGGGGGGTCGTGGGGTGCAGGCACCGTGGTGCGCAGCCCGAACATCTGGACTTCTGTCGGCAACTACAACGTCAACTTCATCCGTGTGATCTCCCACGACTTCATCGAAGGGCTGACTCCGGGGCAGACGTACCATGCAAGGACGATGTACTATCAAACTGCAGGTTCGGGGCACCTCATCTCGAACAGTTACATGGAAGTCATCCTCCGGTAACGGGAAGGTACCTGGTGAATCACGTGAAGCAGATCGTGCGGTTCGTAACCTCCAACTGGGGGAACCGCATGGCCGTGCAATGGATCTCGAACATCATGCTGGCGGTGCACGTTGGCCTCGGCACGGCTGTGCTGGCCGGAGGTGCGGGTAGGTTCCCCTATCCCACCTATCAGCCGCTCGTGGAGATTGTCGACGGGAGGGTGTGGATCTGGGGAGTCTGGATCATGGCCTCTGCAGGTCTTATGATGATCCCGGCCAGATGGCCCCAGATCGCCGGGCTCTGGCTCGGAATGACTTGGCAGATCATGTGGTGTGCGGCTTTCGCCGTCGCCGTTGTCAAGTACCCTGCGGCAGGAGCGACGGCTGCCGTAGCCTATGGAGGGTTCGCCCTCATCGACGCCGCACTTCTGACCGCAAGGATCGTAGACCGTGATCGGGGATAGCCATGGACGCAACGGTGCAAGTCGCGTTCGTTGGCATCTTCACGACCTTGCTGACTACAACAGGCGTCATCGTCGTCGCGATCATCAACAACCGCAAGGAGCGCGGCCAGGCCGCTGAGAGTGCGATGGAGCGTACACTAAGGGAACGGATCATCTTGCGAGATGAGCAGATCGCAGACCTGAAGGCCGACCTTGCCGAACGGGACCGGGTCATCGAGCAGCAGGCAGAGGAACTCCGACTCCTCAAGGAGGGACGGCTATGACCAGCGGAGACGAGATCGTGAGGGAAGCCACCCTGGACGGCAAGGACCACCGATCCCGCAAGATCATCATCGTGCTGTCCATCCTGGCCCTCGTCGGGTTCGTGACGGCGGGTGTGGCCGGGTACATCGCCTGGGGGGATAAGCAGGAGCAGGTCAATGCCGGCAAGAGCCTAGCCGTCCAGGTGCAGCAGGCCTGCCAGGACCAGACGGTCAACACCGAAGACGTCCGGCAGTTGTGTGAGAAGGCCAAGCAGGTCGAGAAGATCACGGAGGAGGGTCCCCAGGGTCCTCCCGGTCTTCCTGGAGTGTCCGGCCAGCCGGGGTTGCCGGGCGACGATGGGGAGGACGGTTCTCCGGGGCCTCGAGGGCCTGCGGGCGCCAAGGGGGACACCGGGGAGCCTGGGGCCGCTGGAAGCGCTGGAGAGCCCGGTCAGAGCGGTTCCAACGGCGCTCCCGGCGAGACCGGCCCGCAAGGACCCCAGGGCGAGCGCGGCGCTCCCGGCGAGACCGGCCCGCAAGGACCTCAGGGTCCGGCTGGCGAACGAGGCCCCGAAGGACCGGCGGGGCCGTCGGCCTACCCGTTCACGTTCGTCTTCACGATCCCGGGAGACCTGGTCGACCCGGACCGAACTTTCACCGTCACGTGCTTGGCGCCCGCCGAGCCGTGCATTACAGAGGAAGGATGACCATGGTATACACCACTCCTCCGCCCGAGCCCGGAACCGTCTCGAACCTGGACCTCGGCGTCCAGGGCGACTTCGACGACGCGCCGGACGATGACGCGGATCAGGACTTCCCCACGGAGGTCAACGACGACGAGGAAGAGGAGGACGACTGATGGCTATCAAGCAGAAGCACGAAGTCCGCCTCCGGAACGGTCGAGCCATCGACTGGACCAAGCCTCCGAAGCCGACGACCATCTGCTCGTGGTCCAAGAAGACGACCGGCGGGCGAACCATCATCGGTTCGTTCCGGACCCTCTGCCACATGAACCGGCTCAACAACCTCGCCGTGAGCAAGTACGGCGTGGAGATCCAGGTGATCCAGCCGGACTGGAACACCTGGGTCAAGGCCTCTGCCGGCACGCACGACTACGACGCAACCTGGGACCTCTGGATCCCCGGCGTCAACCCGTGGGAGCAGCAGAAGTTCTTCCGGGCCAACGGGCTCGGTGGTTGGATGCGGAAGCCTCCGCTGTTCGGCTGGCACTACCACGGCTTCACCCTCCCTCCTCGGGAGGGCAAGTCCATCTCCGACGACTTCCAGGTCCACGGCTTCCGGGTCGGGATCTACGTCGACGGAGGCTGGTCGACTCGAGGTGCGATCGCGGACTACTACAACCACGCCT